CAGTCGTGGCTCAACTACTGCAAGCCCGGCGAGTGGCACCACAAACACGCGCACCCGAACTCGTTTATCTCGGGCGTCCTTTACATGAAGGCTGCACGGGAGCGCGACAAGATTTACTTCTACCGCGACGGCTATCAGCAGATCAAACTGCCGACGGACAACTGGAACCTGCACAACTCAGAGTCGTGGTGGTTCGAGGTCGGTGCGGGCGACCTGATGATTTTCCCCTCGCACCTCACGCACATGGTGGAATCCGTGCAGCAGGAGCGGGTCTCGCTGTCGTTTAACACTTTCCCAGTCGGATACGTTGGTGAGGAAGAAAGTCTCACCGCTTTGCATTTGGAGAATTGATATGGCGCACTTTGCAGAGATTGATGCTAACGGTGTGGTGCAGCGCGTGATCGTTGTCGCCAACAAAGACACGGCTGACGTTGACGGCAACGAGAGCGAGGCCATCGGCGTAGCGTTCTGCCAGAGGCTGCTCGGCGGCAACTGGAAGCAGACGAGCTACAACGCTAACTTCCGCAAGCACTACGCCGGGATCGGCTACACCTACGATGCAGGCCGCGATGCGTTCATCCCGCCGCAGCCGTATCCGTCGTGGTCGCTGGATGCCGATTGCAACTGGCAGGCTCCGGTCGCCATGCCGAGCGACGGCAAGATGTATTCGTGGGACGAAGCCACGCAGGCTTGGGTCGCTAGGGAGGCCATGACTTAATCATGGACTTTCAAGTTCTATTTAATATCGCCATTGGAATTGCTGGCGTTTGTGGCGGCTGGATTCTGAATAACATTTCTCGTTCAATCGAAAAGCTGGACGAGGATGTTCGCAACATGCCGCTGACTTACGTAACGCAAAATCACTTTCAGCGCGATATTGACGAGATCAAATCCATGCTGCGATTGATCTTTGACCGACTTGAGAACAAGCAAGACAAATGAGCGAACCAATAGATATTGAACTGTTTAAGGCGCAGGCTCAGGCTGAATTAAATCGGCTTGAGGCTGAGTCGTCCGCTAAAGACGTTGCCGGTAAAGCCATTGGCAAGGATGGCCTGAAGTACATTACCGCCATCGTTCTTATCGGTGTAGTTGCAAGCCTCTTTCTTGACGGCGAAAAAATTGCTGCCGTGATGGGCTTGCTCGGTGCTTCGCTAACCGCCTTGATCTCGATGCTAAACGGCATTGCCGGAACGGTGGAAAAGGAAGACAAGCCCGAGTTCAAAGTCATTGAAGACTTGATCGCTAAACTTGATCGGCTTGATCGCAAAGAGATGCCGATGCGCGTAGATGTTGAGGGCGATCATGTAACCGTCACCAAGGGCGACGATGTGGTGAGGGCTTCCAAATGATGACAATGGTTAGCACTTTCTTGTCGTTTCTCGCAGGCGGTCTGCCGAAAATCTTGACGTTGTTCCAAGACCGGCAGGACAAGAAGCATGAGATTGCGATCCTTCAAATGCAGAAGGAACGTGAGCTGGAAATGCTGGCCAAGGGCTATCAGGCTCAAGCGCAGGTTGAAGAGATCAAGACCGAGCAGATCCAGATTCAGGCACAGGCCGAAGAGCGCGTAGCCCTCTATCAGCACGACATGAAGATTGGTGAAGGCGCGAGCCAGTGGGTCATTAACCTTCGGGCATCGGTGCGTCCGGTTGTGACTTACATTTTTGTGCTGGAGCTGGTGGCGCTTAATGTCGCGGGGCTTTGGTATGCATGGAACCAAGGCACGCCTTTTGCGCTAGCCATGGAAAATGTCTTTAGCGACGATGAAATGCTAATTCTGAGCAGCATCGTGGCATTTTGGTTTGGGACGCAGGCGTTTGGCCGTAAGTCGTGAAGACCAGTTCTGAGGCCATTAAGCTCATCAAGTGCCACGAGGGTGTCAGGCTCAAGCCTTACCGTTGTCCGGCGCTTTTGTGGACGGTCGGCGTGGGCCATGTCATAGACCCAGCACATGCAAAGGTGCCCTTTGAAGAAAGGCGCAATTTACCGATACCCGATGGCTGGAACCGTGTCCTCGGCATGGACGAGGTGGACGCTATTCTGGCTAAAGACCTTGGCCGGTTTGAGCGCGGCGTGGCCCGATATTGCCCTCCTGCTCTTAATAGCCAAGGCCGCTTCGATGCTCTGGTTTCCTTCAGTTTCAACGTCGGCCTCGGCAATTTGCAACGCTCTGGGCTGCGGATGAAAACCAACCGGGGCGAGTTTGAAGAGGCGGCTGAGGAGTTTATGAAATGGACCAAAGCCGGTGGGCGGGTGCTGCCGGGGTTGGTCAAACGGCGTCTGGACGAGCAGAGACTATACTTGTCGTAAGTTGTTATAATCGCGCCCAAATAGTCTTGCCCCGACTGGTAAGACGCGGGACTTAGGAGATTGATATGCCTGCGTCAATGACATTTACCAGTTTGCAGTCGGACATCCGCAACTACCTTGAGCGCGGCGGAGCGACCGACCCTATTGTCTATGAGCAGATTCCCCGGCTGATTACGCTGGCGGAGCGCCGGATTGCGCGTGAACTGAAGATTCAGGGTTTCCAGCGGGTGGTCAATACGACCATGCAGTCTGGGGTGGCGGTGTATCCGAAACCCGACCGGTGGCGCGACACAATTAGCGTCAACATCGGCACCGGGGCTAACAACAACACCCACACGCCGGTCTTTGCTAGGTCTTATGAATATATCCGCCAGTACTGGCCGGACGAGACCCAGACTGATCAGCCGCTTTTTTACGCTGACTACAATTACAACTTCTGGATCTTCGGACCGACTCCGGATGCCGATTATCCGATGGAAGTGCTCTATTACGAACTGCCGCCGCTTTTGGACGAAGTGACGCAGACTAACTGGCTGTCTGAGTACGCGCCCAATCTGCTCCTGTACGGGTCGCTGGTTGAGGCTACGCCGTTTGTGAAGGATGACCAGCGGGTGCAATTGTGGCAGTCCTACTATGACCGCTCGTTGGCCGCGCTTAATGGCGAGGATCTCCAGAAGATCGTTGACCGGTCTACGAATCGCCGGGAGGCTTAAACCGTGACTACTTATACGAATACTTTCGGCGGGACGAACATCTACCCTAGCGATGTGTCTTATCGCTATGTCTCGCTGACAATTGATCAGGCGCTAAGCTGGCCGCTTGAGACGGCTCCGACGAATGATGTGGTCGCGTCCATCATGGACGTTAACGCCACGACGACGAGCCTTGTCATCACGATGCCGGATGCGACTGAAGCGTCTACTGGTCAGACGGTGCTCTTTAACAATGTTGGCTCCAACACGTTTACGGTTAAGACCAGCACTGGCACTCAGATCTGTGCGCCGACTTCGGGCAGCACTTTTCAGATTTACCTGACCAGTAACAGCACGGCTTCGGGCACTTGGCGCTCGTTTCAATACGGCGCGTCTGCTTCTGCGAACAATGCAGCCAGTCTGGCGGGTCTTGGCCTTAAAGCGATTGCAACGACGCTCAACCAGTCGATTGAAGTATCTTCTTTTAGCAGTAACTACACGGCGGGTGTCAGCGACCGATCCAAGGCATTTATCTGGACGGGTGGTGCAGGAACGCTTGCTCTGACCGCAGCGCCGACGCTTGGCAACGACTGGTTTGTGCAGATTCGCAATGGCGGTACGGGCGATCTGACGATTGATCCCAACAGTTCCGAGAACATCAACGGCGCGGCTACCCTTACGCTTTCGCCCGGAGACTCCTGCATCATCGTAACGGATGGCGTGCAGTTCTGGACGATTGGCTTTGGTCAGTCTGCGGTGTACGCCTTCAGCGTGCTTCAGATTGATATTTCGGGCAGCGGTAATTACACGCTTACCATATCTGAGCTTAATAAAACGGCTTATATTTTTATTGGCACCCTGACCGGAAACCGCGACATCATTGTTCCAACTACTGTTCAACAGTATTGGGTCAGCAATCAAACGACGGGTTCTTATACTCTTGGCATCAAGACGGCTGCGCAATCTCCGGCGACAACCGTAGCCCAAGGCGCACGCGCCATCCTGTACTGTGATGGCACTAACGTAGTGGACGCGGATACGGCAACGATTGCCATTCCGGTGACCGTAGCTCAGGGCGGTACGGGAGCAACTACGGCTTCGGGCGCTAGAGCTAATCTTGGCGCTACGGCAGTAGGCGATGCGGTCTTTACTGCGGCCAGCACTACGGCTGCGCAGATTGCACTTGGCCTTGATCCGATTCAGGGCGGCACGTACTAATGCCTTTACAGCCGATCATCATTCGTCCGCAACCCGGTATCAAGCGGGACGGCACGAAGTTTGAGGGCAACTTCTACGTTGACGGACAATGGGTCCGTTTTCAGCGTGGGCTCCCTCGAAAGATAGGCGGCTTTCGTGCGCTTCAAGATCGGCTGGACGGCATTGCGCGTGGCATGCACGTTCACAATCATAATGGATATACCTATGTCCATATCGGCACGCAGGACGGTGTATTTCGTTTCCGCTTGAATCAAAACGGTTTGAGCAGCATTGTCACGAATCGTACTAATCCTGCCTACGTCAGCAACAGCAATGCCAACTGGATGTTTGATGTGGCGTATAACACCACAACGAGCCAGAATGAAATCTTGGCGCATGTCGCTTCTGACATTGAAGACATCTCCTCTGATGCCAACGGCGCTCTGTATCGCGGGTACGACAACGGCACGACTACGCTGGATCTGGTGTCAGCGGTCACGGTCTCTGGCGGTATCGTTGCCTTAGCGCCGTATGTCTTTGCGTATGGCTCGGATGGCTTTGTGCAGTGGAGTCGCGCGGGATATACGGATGACTGGTCTGGCGGCGATGCCGGATCTGCTCGGGTTACGAGCCAGAAGATCGTCAAGGGACTACCGCTTCGTGCGGGTGCTGGCAATGCACCGTCTGGTCTTTTCTGGTCGCTGGATTCCGTAGTTCGCGCTACGTATGTGGGCGGCGCTGCCGTCTTTAACTTCGACACCATTACCTCGCAGTCAAGCATTCTCTCTGGGAAGAGTGTGATTGAGTACGACGGTTTGTACTTCTGGTGCGGCGTTGACCGCTTCTTGATGTTTAACGGTGTTGTACGCGAAGTACCCAATCAGCTTAATCTGAACTGGTTCTACGACAATCTGAACTACGCGCAGCGGCAGAAAGTCTTTGCGTTTAAAGTGCCGCGCTGGGGCGAGATTTGGTGGTGCTACCCGCGTGGCAGTGCGACCGAATGCACTCATGCGGTGATCTACAACGTGCGCGAAGAAACGTGGTACGACACGGAGCTTCCAAATGGTGGACGCTCTGCGGGTATGTATGCGCAGGTCTTTAACTCGCCGCTTGTAATTGGCGTCATTGATACAGAACTGACTCAGTATCGCGGCGTACAAAACACCGAGCTGCGCATTACGGAAGATGGCAATCCTCGCATCATCAACGACCCCAAGGGCTACGTGGTGTGGCAGCACGAGTACGGCACCAACGAGATCAACGGCGATCAGGTTCGACCGGTGCAGTCGTACTTTGAGACGGCAGACATGTCGCTGATTGCTTCCGAGAACCCGCAGAACATGGCGATCCGAGTGGAATATCTGGAGCCGGACTTTGTGCAGGCAGGCGATATGACCGTTCAAGTTACCGGTCGCGCTAATGCCAAGTCAGCCGAAGTCACTAGCGATCCGCAGACTATTTACGCCACGCCCACCGAGAAGCAGCAGCAGTTGGTGTACTTCCGCGAGATTCGTCGCGAGTTGCGCTTCCGGTTTGAAAGCAACACCCTGAATGGTAATTACCAGATGGGTCAGGTCATTGCGCACATTGAACCGGCGACCGGTACGATCTTGGGAGAAAACCCATGACGCACCGTATCGTAGATCCGCGTGGCATAGACTTGCAGTACTGGGCAGATACGCTTTGCTTGGACTTGGATGACTATGCTGTCATCCCGCAGCTCTATGACCCGGATCGCTGGCAAGACTGGGCTGCGGGACTTGTCGGTATCAACGGTATTTCGCAACTCAATCCGCCGTCGCCTTACCAGTTCAATGACTGGCGCGAGTGGGCACTTCGTTTTTATCAGATGTTGAATTAGGTGAACCATGCCTAGCTACTACACTTATGGTGAGATGCCGGACCCGGAAGAAGCCGTTTATGGCGTCGGTGGGCTGGATTCGTATTACAACGAAATGCCTATTCCGGCAGGTGCTGGGTTTGCTTCTCCGTTTGCAGACGAAGGGCGTGAAGGCGTTATGCCAGTGGGTGCTGACACCCCAATTAACGAAGAGCCTATTTATAGCGGCGGAATATCTGATCGAGAAACCATCATGCCGACCGGCGAGGAGGAGCGCCTAACGCAGTCCTCTCCTGCGGCAACGACGGAAATGCCTGCAGCTTCTTATTTTGTTCCGGGGCTAACGACTTCAGTAACTCCCACTGGCAGCACGCTTGAAGCTGGTCAGAAGGCAATGGCGTTGGCTTCGCTTGTTGACCCGTCTGCTCTTAAAGCCATGAACTTCCAAGTGGGAGATGCGGCTTTTGGGGGTGGTGCTGGCGGATCTCCAATGACGCTTCAGTACTATCGAAACATAGCACCGGATACCGTTGGCGGTCAGGGTTCTTTCTACGAAGAGGGAGCCTTGGAGGCTGCTAAGGCAAACGCCGCTGATCCCACTCAAGGATTGTTTAAGTCTGGCTTTGAAGCTTTGGCAGGACAGCCCGGAATTCAAGAGGCTATTCAAGCAAAGAGTCAGCGCGATTTTGATGCAATTGCCAAGGTTGAATCTGACTATGACGTAATGAAGCCGCTGAGTGATTTGCTCAAGGCAAACAAATTTAAAGAAGCTTTTGATTACGCCAAAGACAAGGGTGTTGAAGATAAGTTGATGCAAAGTAACTGGCTTGCTCAGTTGCGTCAGCCGTTTACTCCGGAAGAAATGAAAGACTTCTTTAAGTCTATGCCTCCGGGGTTTGCTGGAAGCAAGTTTGATTTTGCTCCAGAGATGGGAACGACTAGCGGGGCTGATTACGGTTATCCAGATCCGCAGTCGGCGTATCAGCGGAAAGAAGACACGACGATCAAAGACGTTGTTAGATTTGGTCTTGATGTCATGCTTGCTGCTGCGGGCGTTCCGCCTATTCAGTCAGGGCTTACCAAGGCTGCATATACGCTTGCCGAAACCGGCGGCAATGTTGAAGCCGCTCTTAAAGCAGGCGTAGCCGCTGCGGCTGGGGCAAAGGTCGGTGAGTTTCTGCGTGCACCGGGACTTTCTGAAGTTACCCCAACGGGAGCTGTAGCAGGAACTACTGGCGCAGCAGCTCGGGCAGCAACGGAGGCTGCAAAGCAAGGCGTAGCCAGCGGGCTTTCTGGCGGCGCTTTGCAAGAGATTGTGGTTCAGGCCGCAAGAGCAGCGGCTCCGGGTCTTGCTGAAACGGCGGTTAGAACGCTTGCCTCTAGTGCTTTGACCGAGGCCGTTAAGCCATCTGTGGCTGAAACTCCCAAGGTTGCGGAACCCGTCAAGACAGATCAGGTTGCTCGTGTAACTGAACCTTCTGGTCTTGAAGAAGTTGTTGTTTCAGGAAAGCGTTATTTTCAGCCAAGCCTTAAATCTGCTTTAGCCAGCGCCGCAACGAGTGCAGGCACTCAGGACATTTTGTCTGAAAGACAAATTAAAGAAGCGCAAGAGGCTGAGCAAAGAGCTGCGGAAGAAGCGCAGAAGCCTGAAGATTTGGAAGAAGTCAAAGTGACGGCTAAAAGGCCAGCGTTGCTTGACCCTCTTGATCTGTTAAGAACTGGAACCGTTCCTGATTTTAGTAAAGAGTTGATGCAAAAAGGTTTGTACGATAAACCTATTTTTGAAGATGTTCCTATTAAAGATATTCCAAAAGAAAAATTAGAGGAAATTGTTGTAAAAGGGACAGCTCCCGTAAAGGGCGGTCTTACTGTTGGTGATGTTGCCGCAGGACTTGGTAGCGCTGCCGCTGCAAATGCTTTGTTAACTCAAGGCTATACGCAGCCTAATGTTGACCCGTTAACTGGCGAGCCTAAGCAAGTTCCAAAAACTCAACAAGAACTAGATTCCATTCAAAAGGCTCTTGCAACCGGCGCTGCTATTCCGGGCACTGGAGGCGCGTTAGATACAATTAAGAGTTTGCTTGAAAAATACGGCACACTTGAAAACGCATTAAAAATACTTGGCGCTATTGGTGCTGCGGGTGCAAAAACTCCAACCGTTTCAACTGGTACGGGAGTTGGCGTTGGGGGTATGGGCGGCGCGTTGCCCAAGTACACCTATACCCGGCAGCAGTTGCGCCCGGACATTGACTACTACACCTACGGCACCCGACCGGAAGCCAAGTTCTTTGAGCAGGGCTTGCAGTTGGAAAAGCCGGTTCAACCACCTCCGCCAGCGGACGTTAATCCGCCGGATGAGAACAAGCCTATGGCTTATGGCGGCTTGACCGGCTACTCCCATGGCGGCAGTCACAGTTCGCGATACGTAGACGGCCCCGGCTCCGGTCGAGATGACAAGATCCCGGCACTGCTCAGCGATGGGGAGTACGTGATTGACGCTGAGACCTTGGCGCTGTTGGGAGACGGCTCGACCAAGGAGGGGGCGAAGAGACTTGACGAGTTCCGTGCTAATATCCGCAGGCACAAGGGTCAGGCCCTCTCGCGTGGCCAAATTAGTCCGAACGCTAAGTCGCCCGAAAAGTACATGGGCGGAGGGTTGACCTAATGAGCGCAGTTGACTTTCTGTTTGAGGGCAGCGCCCCAACACCCGGAACCACGGCCAGCACTTCTCAGGTGCAGTTGCCCGAGTGGTATACCCAGTACACGACCGACATGCTGGGCCGTGCTCAGGCAGCGGCTAACCTTCCGTATGCGCAGTACACCGGGCCGCGTATCGCCGGGTTCACCCCGACCGAGCAGGCTGGCTTTGAGGCCACCAAGCAGGCTGCAACCGCTTATCAGCCGTTTTTAGGGCAGGCGGGAACGACCCTTGGACAAGCAGGCGGGGTGAGTGCACTCGGGGTTGCGCAGCCTTTCTTATCTGCTGCCAGCCAGACATTCCCCGGAGCCGTTGGGGCATACATGAGCCCCTACACCCAAAACGTGGTCAATCAGATCGCGCAGCAGGGGGTCCGGCAGTTGCAGGAAAAGTATCTCCCGGCGGTGGGCGAAGAGTTTATCAAGGCTGGCCAGTTTGGCCCCGGCCCCGGTTCGACCCGCATGGGCGAGTTTGGTGCGCGGGCGCTGCGTGACGTTCAAGAGGCGGTGCTCGCAGAACAGGCCAAGGCTCTTGAGTCGGGCTACAAAACGGCTGCGGATATCTACGGCACCGATGTGGGCCGGATGGCAACGCTTGCAGGCACGGCGGGTCAGTTGGGGCTTGGCGAAGCCAAAACGCTTCAGGATCTTGCGTCTCGTTATGGCGAGATGGCGGGCGAAGCTCAGCGTTTGGGCTTGACCGGTGCCGGTGCGATTGGCGGCGTAGGCGAGAAAGAACGCGCTATGCAGCAGGCCAATCTTGAGCTGGCGTACAAGGACTTCTTGCGTCAGGAAGCGTATCCGAAAGAGCAGATCAAGTTCTTGAGCGATGTACTTCAAGGGGTTCGTCTGCCGGAAACAAAGATTGAACAGACCACAACTACGCCCGCGCAGCCGGGAGGTCCTTCGGCAATTGAGAAGGCTATTACTGGCGCGACTGGGGTTGCCAACATTATTGATCTTATTAAGAAGTACCTCCCTAGTGGGTCAAGCGGGGCTGGCAGCGTCGGTACGTCATCAACGACAGACGTTCTTTAACAAGCTCAGAAAAGTTTTCGGAGATTTGAACCATGGATGACGAAAATCAAGAGCTTGGTCTTTTTGGTCTGAGTTCATTAGGCGCTGAAGACGAAGAAGGCGAAGAGACCGCCAGCATTACGGCTGCGGCTGAGGGAGCGTTGCCCTATGCCGACAAACTTCGCTCGGAGTACGAAAAAACCATTGGCGAGTACCGTACCTCGACTGAAGATGTTTTGAGTCAGATTACAGCAGCGCGTAAGCGTCTTGAAATGCAGCCCACTAGCAAGACTCGTGGCGAATACGTGCGTGGCCTTGCTGAAAAGTTAACTGCTCCTAAAGAATCTACTGACCCGCGCTTTTACGAGCGGCGCAATCTTTATACTTTCCTGCGCGATGTGGGTCAGTACGGTGCCGAGCAGTCAGAAGCCGAAAAGCAAGCCAAACTTAAACGTCAAGAAGACTTGGCTAAGTTGGATGAGTTAAAGGCCAAGTACCGTCAGTCAAGTGCGCTGGGCTTGCTCAAGGAGTTGGAGCCTGCTTATCGGGCTGCGATGAAACCGGCTACCACTCGCGACTCAAGGACAACGGATCAAAAGAATGCCGATTCCATGAATATGAGTCTTCGTGACTATTACGAATGGAAGAATAAACAGCAGAAAGAGGGTAAAGACCCAAATACCGCTCTTGATCAATTCATTCGCGCAAGAGGTATTCTTGCGGACCCGAAATCTTCCCCGGCTGATAGAGCCGCCGCTTTGGATTACATCCAAAAGAACACGCCTGCTGACATTCGTAAAGGCAAAATGGCTGAGGATAAAAATTCCAAGGGCTATCTTGAGAGAATTACCAATCAAGTTACCTTTACGATTCCTGACATTGATAGCGCCATCAAACAGGTTGATGAAGGTGGCATATTCGCGGCTGGTAATTTGTCGAAGTGGCTGGAAGGCAAACCATTTATTGGTCAGAAAGCGACAAACCTTGAGCGCACGTTGGAATCTATCCGCTCCAAGCTGGGCTTTGACAAACTTGAAGAGTTGAAGAAACTTTCTCCGTATGGAGCAAGCGGACTGGGCGCTGTGTCCAACGCGGAGCAAAGATTGTTGCAGTCTGTTAAAGGCTCTGTCGAAAGAGATCAAAGCCCTGAAAACCTGCGCGCTAATCTTGTTCGTATTAAGGACTTTTACGAAAACGAAGTCTTTAACATCTTGTCGCGTGAGACTGGCATTCAGGGAATTACCGGCATAGAAGAAGCGATGAAGGAACTGGATGCAATTAGGGAGGGTACTGCTCCTTCTGCTGCTCCAGCCGGTGCCTCTGCTATGCCCACAATTGACCCTGATGCTATTCGTAAAGAGCGAGAGCGGCGCAATGCACTGCGCAAAGCAGGAGGCGGCTAATGGCTATTGATCTGAGCAAGCTGTCAGACGAAGACCTTGATGCTCTTGAAAAAGGAGACCTGACGAGCCTTTCAGACGAAGCTTTAGACATGCTTGAAGGTAGAGAGCGCCCCGCTGCTGCTCCTACTCCCGCTCCTGCTGCGCCCTCTGCTCCAGTAGAGCCATTCCGTAAAGGACCGCAGGGGCCGCGTCGTTATCCCGGTCAGAATAAAGATCAGCGTAGGCTTCCCTTGCTTCCAAGGGATGTGCGCATTCCGACTGACGTTAGCCCTGCCCGTGGAGTAAGCGGTCTCTTGGGTATTCCCGGTGGCGCTGTTCGCATGGTTCGCAGTGTTGCCGAATTGGGCGGCGAAACTGAAACTTCTCGTGCGCTTAAAGAACTTGAGGCTTCTATTGCCGCTCGCGCCCCTGAAAAAGAAGTTTATGAATTTGGTCGGGTTGTTCCAGAGATTCTTCCCTTTGGCGTTACGGCAGGAGTTATTTCTAAACTACCTGTTGCAAGTCGACTTGGTATGAGTGCGCTTCAGACAGCCGGACAAGCAGGCACAGCGTATGCCATTACCCCAGAGAATCGCGAAGAAGCTGCGTTAATTACTGGTCTTCTTGGCGCTGCGGGTGAAGCCGCTCAACCGGTTTATCAGTTGGGCAAGCGCGGAGTCACCAAGATTCGTCAGTTGCTTAGCACGACAGGCCCTGTAGGCGCTACGCCTGCTGAAGAGGCTGCAATTCGTATTGCCCGTGAAAAAGCTCCGGGCATGGAGGCTACTGAAGCAGAACTTGCTGCTGCGCGCGAATCTGAACGTCTTAAAAGAGAAGAAGCTGAACGGCTTAAAGCCAAGTATCTTCAGAACGAAGCAAATCGCGCTGCTCGGAAGGGCGAATTAGTCAAAGCCAAAACGACTGCTGAAGAAGCCAAAGCGCGTGTCGAGGCTGAAACCAGCGCAGCGGTTAAGGATGCCAAGGCAAAGCAAGACGCTATTGCCGATCAAATCCGCGACCGTGGCAAACAACTTACGGAAGAAGCAAAGGCTACGGATAAGGTGCTTGAAGAGACCAACATCCGAGAGGCTGCGGAAGATGCCAAGGGAACCCTTGAAGATCGCGCTTCAGGATTCAAAACGCTTTCTCAGAATTTAAAGCAAGAAGCCGACGCCGCGAAAGCCACTGCCGTTGAGCCCTTGCCGGTGCGGGATAAAAAATCTCGTGCGGTTGATTTCCGTCAGTTGATTTTGTCCAAACGTGAGAACCTTAAAGAAGCTCGTGATAAGTCAATTGGTCGAGTAGTAGACCCCAAGACTGGTAAGACCGAGCCGTTGCCGTTCTTAAAGGCTGCTTTGGATAAAGAGGATGCCGGTCAAACGATTAGTGCTGCCCCTGCATTTCGCAATCTTGTCAATTTTGTGCGTGACAGGGCTGAAAACATTAGCCGTTATGGTGATGATGTTCTTTTGCCTCACGCAAAGTTTTTAAAAGAACTTGAGCCTATAAGGGAAACGATTGATGCAAGCGGCCAGAAAGTAAAAGAAGTTGTTCCCATAAAATTTGAAAAGTTGTGGGAATTGCGTCGTCGTATTGAGAAAGCTCGTACCGGAGAAACCGCTACGGGGTATGAAGTTCTTGAGAAAGAAAAGCGTGAAGATTTGCTTAAAGAAATTGATAACGCTTTGGATGAGTTTGGCGTTGGCTACAAAGACTTCAATAAGAAGTATTCTGAAGCTTCGCGCCCGCTGGATGATTTTGAGTTTGGAATTGGCGAAAAGGCGACAGAGACTCGTAAGTTTAGTCGCAATACGTTTATTGAAACTCCTGAAGTTGTTTTGGATACGGCGCTTTCAAAGCCCAGTCGTTCTTCTGCGGAGCGGCTAAAGCCCTTGTTTGAAGACGCTGATCAAGACAAACTTGAAAACATCATCTTTGAGTCGTTAGTTGAAAAGGCAGGCAATACTGCCAAGGGCTACGATGATGTACTCAAGAAGTACGGAGAGTTTCTTGAGGTTTTCCCAAATGCCAAGAATGCTTTCCGGGCAGAAGCAGATCGCGTAAAGACCGCGTTTGGAGAAGCGGAGAAGACTGCTGCATTTAAAGAACGCTGGGCAAAGCGCATGGAAGATCGCGCCGATAAGGCAGAAAAAGCGGTCAAGTCCATTAGCGGAATGCAGGAGCGCGTCAAGACTTCAATGACCTCGCCTTTGAAGGAAGGGGCATTGGACGACATTGGTGCGTTTGTTAGAGCCAACCCAAGCATGCGCCCCAAGGTGGGAGCCGCTCTGCAAGACGTTTTAAATTCCATGGATGATCGGGTGCTCATCAGGGCGCTTGAGGTTCCTGAGCGTCAGGCCGCGTTTATGCGCGCTGGAATGGATCGCTCACAAATAGATGATGTTCTGGCCGGAGCGCGTCGTCGCTCAGATGAGCGTGTTGCCAAACTTGCTGAAGTGAAGGAAATGGGCCGCAGCTTCAGAGAGGCCAAGAAGGAAACTGAGGCCGCTAAGAGCGCAGCCGCCGAAAGCAAGAGGGCCGCTACCGAAGAGGTTAAAAAGGCTGGGGCTGAAATTGGAAAATTAAGCGCAGAAGGTCGCGCTGAAGAAATTGCCAAGAAACAGGCTCAGGCAGAGTTTCAGGCTGCTCGTGGTCTGCGCGTTAGCGCACAGCAAAAGCGTCAGGCTTTGAGTGAACTTACTCCCGACATGCGCGATGCCATCAATATCGAAGCCGAAAAGATTCCGCTTAACACAACCGAAGGGCTAGCTCGTGCTACGACTTTGGCAACTGTTTTAGGTGGAGTTGGCAGCGTTGTTGCAGGTTCTGTCTTGGGCGGAATGCTTACCGCTGGAGTTGCTGCGGCAGGAGCTACTGGACGAAGAATTTTAATTAAAAAGCAGCAAAAACAAATTGCTGATGAAATTAAAAATGTTGTTTCTGAAATCCTGAAAGACGAAACAGGTGGCGTAGTTTCTGCTATTGAGGGGAAAATCAATCGCGCCAATGACGTTGCCGCAGCCCAGCGGATTGCTAATAAAGCCCTCTCTCGTTTGGGCTACAAGCCGGGTGTCGGCGCGGTAACTTCAAGCGTAATTTACAACGCTTACGCTCAAGAGCCTTCGCCAGAGGTAGAAAAGACCGAACCTGTCGCGGAAGAAGCTCCGGCAAGCGAACCGGTTGCCGAAGAAGCGCCTGCAAAAGAACCCGTTGCAGAAGAGCCTGCTCCTGTAGCAGAAGCAAAGTCTTATACCTTTGAAAGTTTGACTCCTGATCAAGTCAAAAGAATGGGCGAGTATTTTGACAGTTTGGGCATGAACAAGGATTTCTTGCTCAACGCTCGTACCTTTAATGCTACTCCGTTTGAAAAGCGCAAAAGGCTTTTTGACTTGATGGAAACTCGTAATATGGCCGATGGTGGCAGCGTAGATGCTGAGCGTCAGCGTATTGAAGCTGAAATAAGGAAAACCCCTTGGTTCAGCGAATTTGTTCGCCAATACGGCGAAGAACCAGATTTGTCTGAAAGGGCCAATTACGATTACATGACTGCTTGGAAGGCCGGTGTACGGCCACGAATCAACCCGAATGATAAGCGGTATCATTGGGACTCAAAAACGCCTGACGGCAGAATGCTTAAAAAGCCAGATCATCCGACGATTTGGAAGACGTATTTTATGGATGCAACTGGCATCGACCCGGACACCATTGGCATTAAGAATGAGCAGGAAGCTCAGGCTTACATCAATGCCCAGCGCGTCAAAAAAGCGCGTGGTGGGTACACCCCAGCAGAAGAGGTCTTGCTAAGACGCTACTCAAGCAGGTAGAGTCAACCCTATGAATAAGAAGGACAAGTACACGCCGGTCCAGATTGAGGACGGGAAGTGGTACAGGGTCCGGGGTTATACGCACACGGAATGCTGCGACTGCGCTTTGGTACACAAGGAAGAGTACCGATTAAACGACGGCCATTTGGAGTGGAGGGCTACCCGTGATGATCGGGCCACTCGGAAGCGCCGCAAAGAACTGGGGATAAAGGTGCAAAGTGCCTCAAATACTGACGGATGAAGAATTCAAGTTTGTATGGGAATCTTGTAGGGGAGACGCCAAAAAGGTAGCAGAGCGATCAGGGATTACTCTCAGACAGGTTTACAACCGGCGGCGATACCTTGAGGGCAAGTATTCGATTAGCTTGAAGGCTAAGACTAGACCTGCTGGCAATTACGACAACAGCGAAAAAATAAAAACAGCAGAGCGTTTGGATAGGCTGGCTGAAACACGACAAAATCGTTATGAAAAAGAAATGGGCATCAACGTCAAGAACGGCGTGGTGCTTGTGGGCTCAGATGCACACTACTGGCCCTTGATCGTCTCCAAGGCGCACGAAGCCTTTTGCAAGTTAGCCAAGGAGCTTAGTCCATCTATTGTCGTTCTGAATGGCGACATCTTGGACGGCGCTCGGATCAGCCGTCACCCGCGAAACCTATGGGAAAAGCAGCCGTCGCTCAAAGACGAACTCGCTGCCGTTCAGGACCGTTGTGCTGAGATTGAGCGTGCTGCGCCTAAAGCTGCGTTGATACGAACGATTGGTAACCACGACGCCCGTTTTGAGCGGTATCTGTGCGAGAACGCGCCAGAGCTTGAAGAGATGAGCGGGTCTACTTTGCTTGACTATCTTCCACGCTGGCGGGCTGGATGGACCGTTCACATCAATGCGCAGACAGAGGGGTGGACTGTTATACGGCATCGGCCTGTATCGGGGGGCATTCATTCAGCCTATAACAGCGTATTGAGGTCCGGCGTGAACTACGTGCATGGTCACCTTCATAAGTTAGAGCACAAGCCGTGGGGCGATTACCGTGGCCGTCACTGGGGCATTGATTGCGGAACGCTGGCTGATCCCAAAGGGCCCCAGTTCAACTACACCGAAGCAGGGCCGCTCAACTGGGGCAGCGGGTTTTACGTGCTGACTTACAGAGACGGGCTAATGCTGCCGCCGGAGCCGTGCATTATTGAGCACGAGCGGGCGTGGTTCCGGGGCAAAGAAGTCTAGGGGAACCGGACCCCTTCAGTATCCACGCGCTGGTTCTGGAGTGAGTCTACGTAAGCCGTGACGATGGCTTCGATGAACTCGTCAAACTGATCTGGCCTAAACTCCAGAAAGTTATAAGTCCCGCTGGCTTCGATAAACATCCCGGCAGCGGCAGAGGCTTCGTTAAGGGCGATCTTTTCGTTGGGTGACTTGTCGATCATATAGTCATCCATGCACCGCATTGAACAGAACCGGGCTTTCGGACGCAGCACCCCCGCCGGAGGAAGGTACAGGAACCCCCGAGCTTCCCGCTTGCACATCCTGCACAAACCTAAACTCGACAATCTCTGTGTACTTACCATTCTTTCGGACTTTGATTTCAACAGGCTTCATCAGGTTTTCGGCTTTAGCGATAGCGTCTACGGTCGCATTAGGGAGGATGCCGGGGCCGGTCATACGCCTACGCCACCACTTGAGCGCCTTGTCCTTGGGATAGCCCTTGTGGTCAAAGCAAACCCATTCCCGGTGAACGTCCAGTCCGCAGCGGTATTCGACCCGCATGGAGTCCGGGCTACCGGCTTTCTTGTGTAGCCTATAAACCACCGCATTGACCTTGTGCCATGTCGCCGGAGCGTTGGCGCTCATTACAGGCAGCGTCGTTGCCGTCTGGTCGATAGCGGGCGGGGTCGCTGGCCACTTATAGCCACAGTCCGGGCATTCAGACGATCCCGCAAAGACGATGCTCTGGCACTTGGGGCAGGTTTTAGTCGGCGCTACGCCTTCTCCGTTCGATTTACGGGGCTTCTTGGGGTTGACCCGATCTACAGGCCCATGTCGGGCGATGTTGCCTGCAAAGTCCAATACGAGGCAGTCATCCTTCCCCGGATGGTTACGCATGCCCCGACCCATAATCTGTATATACAAGCCGGTTGATTGAGTGGGCCGCAGGATAGCCAGCAAATCCACCGCCGGGGCATTGAAGCCCGTGGTCAGTACGCCCATGGATGCCAGCGCACGAATCTTGCCTTGTTTGAACTCGCGCACAATGCGGTCGCGCTCAGCGGTTGGCGTGTCCCCGAAAATGGTTTCGCAGCTCACCCCGTAGCGCCGGACAATTTCTGACACGTTGGTGGCATGGCCGACGCCTGAGCAAAAGATCAGCCACGACTTACGGTCAGCCCCGTAGGCCATGATCTCCCGTACTACCGACTCGTTAACGTCCGCTCGGTTGACGGCTTTTTCCAGTTCGCCCGGAATGAACTCGCCGCCTCGGATACCCACTTGGGAGACATCCAAACGGGTCTTGGGCTGTTTTGATACCAAGCGCGTGAGGTAGTTCTGTTCAACCATGTCTTTGAGGTCAGCTTCATACGAAATCCCGTCAAACAGCGCCTCGTCGCCCGAGTGCAGCAAACCCGAGTCCAAGCGGTAGGGCGTAGCCGTCAGGCCAATCACCCGCACATGGGGGTTCATTATCTTCAAGTTGTTCAGAAATTTCTGATACATCGTGTTCGTCTTGCGCGGGATCAGATGCGCTTCGTCCACGAGCACAAGGTCTACCTTCGTAAAGCCTGACGCTTTCTTGTAAACCGACTGTATCCCGCAGAATACGATGGACGGATCAAACTCGCGCTTCTTGAGTCCTGCCGAGTTGATGCCCGCAGCCGATTCGGGCCACAGGTTCTTCAGTTCATCGTAGTTCTGCTTAATCAGTTCGCGAACGTGCGTGACAATCAGGATCTTGCTGTCCGGCCATTGCTGCAAAATCTGGCGGCAGAACTCTGCAATGACGATGCTCTTGCCGGTTCCCGTAGGCAGCACGATCAGGGGATTGCCGTCGCTCTCGCCTAGATACCTCAACGTGGCATCAATGGCTTCGGATTGGTACGGTCTTAACGTAATCACGAATTCAACTCCGGTTTAGGAAGCTGCGCCAAAATCTTCGTCACGATGTTCTTGACGAGCAGCAATTCGGGGACGTTCTCGGACATGATGAGTGAGTAGCCGTAGATGTCTAATCCTTTCAGGATCAAGATCATTTCATCATCGGTCAGCGTGAACTCTGCGATCTGGTTATCGTCTACTTGGCTGTGTCTATCCATATCGTCCCACCCCTTAACTTGTACTCGACCCAGTTAGGACCCGAGTTTACCTGCTCACCGGGGATGAGATCAGGGACGTATAAATGGTTCTCGCAGCCTTGCTCTTGAGCTGGCATGTCTAAGTCTTTATTGTGCAATTCACACTTCCACCCGCCCTCTTGCTGCGGGCTACTGTGCAAACAAGTGCGGCACGATTTGCGCTTCGGCAGCTCGTCTTCGTGACACATACTGCGAAACGAACAGTACTTGCACTCGTGCCATGCTGGATCGCTGGAAATCTTGAGCGCAGGGCGGGGAGAGAAGATGATGCGTCTTGCCCGCTCTATGTACTTCTCGGCTTCGCCCGGATCGTATTCTGTTACAACACTTGTTAGATCCCGCACCCCCGGCGACCCTGCCGTCAGGTAATGCTTCTTAGCGCCGAAGAAGTGCATGTAAATCTGAGCCTGTGCGTAATACACAATGTCCCAGTTTTTAAGCGCCGTGCTTTGATCAGAGTCCGTTAGCTTTTGCAGCTTCTTGAACTTCTGCTCGTTGACGATCTTGCACTCCCATACATACAACGTATGGGCATCTTGCAAAAGCCCGGTTAGCAGCCCGTCGCAGTTGCCGCGAAAGTGCCCGCCCAAATGCTCGAAAGAATGCTGAACACCGGGTTCCTTTTCCGTGGAAAGGTCCAACCCCGGAACCATCCGGAGCAGATCTGCAACGACCTGTTCGCCCCGATGTCCATCATTGATTCGTCGTAGCCCCGCAGCCTCAATGAAGCCGCGCTTAACCCACCTGAAGTTCAACCACAATTTGCGGTCACAGGGGTCTCCAATGGCCGATGCTCCAAGGTAAGGACGACTCCTTACTTCCTGAGTATTTTCAAGTGCATTATCTATTGCCCGTAAAGTCAGATCTTCAAGTTCTGGTAGCTTGACCATGCCCCCTCCCAAAGAGGGCGCGACACGCGGGGGAGCAAATAGTAGGTGGGGGGATACTGCTCTCCCGAATGCCGCGCCCCGCTAGTTACTTCTTATGACGTTCCCAAGGCTTCGCCGTTGCAGCGCCGGTTGATGCCGGAGCAGCCGCAGCCGCAGGAGCCGTGCTTACGCCATTGAGGGACATGTACGCCGGTCGGGCTTCCAGAGCACCCTGCTTGTTTTCCTTGTGGGTGATGGCAACCTTCAGCGGCTTGTTGTGCAACTGCACCGAGTCAGTCGGCAGGTTCTCAAAGTTGAGTGCCGAGCAAATGTTGGCCAGTTGCTTGCGGGCGATCTTGACCGCAGCCTCGTTCTTGTTGAACAGGTTCAAGCGGTCCCAGAACTTACGGCCCGCGTACTTCGGGCCAAGGATGCTGAACTCCAGCCAGAGATACTGACCGTCGCCCGCCTTCGTTGCGCGCAGTTCCGAGTCCACGATCTGCATCTGGTACTCACCAGCGGGCAGAATCTCAGGCGAGTCCTCGCCCATGTTCTGGAAGTCAGCAGGATTCAAATTTAAAAGCGCCATGGTCTTACTCTCCTACGATGTTGTTCATAGCGGTGCCCAATGCATCCGCAAACTTTGGGTAATCAAGCGGCAGAATGTCCGGCAGCGGCCAACGTGACTTGGCTTGCCAACCCGGTCGCTCTTGCGTGTAGATGACGCGATTGCCTGTGCCCACCGCACGAGTGACTTTTTGGTTGAAGCCAACGTCGCTCTTAACGGTCGAGTACTGCTGATTCGCAAACATCAGAATGTCGCACCACTCGCTAATCAGACTGGCGCTGCCGTGATGCAGATCCAACTGATAGCGGTCATACGGGTCCGCAAGCGGGTCATCGAATCGCTTGACTTGCGTATGAGCAAGCAGAATCACCTGCATGTTCTTCACATTACGCAAATGGTCAAGCCCGTCGAGTAGTTGCTTCCAATACTCCGTCGCTGCCTTGTAGCCACGCCCGTAGCCAATGGCGTCGATGGTCGGGACGTTGTTGTCCTTCGCCACGCGCTTATGGACGAGTTGCTCTGCCCAATCCGCAGAGTCAAGCACCACGGTGTTGAAGTCGTGATCCTCGGCTGCGAGTGCGCCAATAGCGTCCATGATGTCGTCCATTGACTGGCAGACCGGGAACGCATTGACGTTGATTGCATCCAATCCTTCTTCGGTCACGATGTAGACCGGGTTCGGGGCTTGTGACGCAAAGGTTGATTTACCGATGCCGTGAGTGCCGTACACCACAATGCGCGGCGGACGAGCAACTCCAGTCTTTCTCAGGCTGCTTAATGAAATAGCCATCTCATGCTCCCATGACGATTTGAACGGTGGTTTTTGCAGGTTCCACAGTCAGCGCCGGAGCGAGGATTTTGTAGAACGCTGGTTCGTTGTTGGCGAGATACTTCACGCCAGTCTCATCCAAAGCGCGCTTCACCGGCCAGAGTGACTCGGGGATCTTGCTCGACACTTGGTCAAACTTTTCCCAGTCAATCTTGCGATTCACGCGCCCGGTAATCGTGACTTTGAAGTCACCGATACTGTGGGTCTTGCTGCCCTCGTCTCGCTTACCCAATACGGTAACGAGCTCTTCTTCAAGTTGGATGCGCTGACGCTGCGCTTCCTTCTCCATCTGCTTCGCAGCGAACAAGTCGGCTGCAATTTCGATCTCATTTCGCATAACGGTTTCCTTGTTTAGTGTTCAGTTTTCAGGTTTGGGACATGGGACAAGACCGGACAAAGCCGGACAATTCCTCCCATGTCCGAAGTGGACGTTACTCCCACTTGTGACGAAATGCAAGCGGTGGCATGATGTCACCATTCCTAGGAGGACAAATGACCCTTAACGAATGGCTTGAGCGAAATTGCTTGACGCACGAAGAGTTCGCTGATATGTGCGGCTGCACTCGTTCGGCGGTAACCCGGTGGGTCTTGGGGGCTCGACTGCCGCACCCCAAGTGGCTGAAGGTAATCCACCGCAAAACCAAAGGTCAAGTCACGATGTTCCGGCAGGGGCAGAACGACCGTGAGCGAGCGTTTATTTTGCTCTACACACGGGGGTTTACCGTAGAAGCTGCGGCGAAAAGGCTGCGTATTCACCGCAATACTCTCTCCAAGTTTTTCAGAGGGCAGGCTCAGACGCCGCCCGAAATCGTGTCACGTATATACAAATTAGCGGGGTTGGAATGATTGATCTCGTCATCTACGGTAAGCCCGTAGGCAAGGCGCGTCCACGCTTTGGCCGAAACAAGAAAGGCGGCGTGGTGACTTACACGCCACAAGAAACCAAGTTGTACGAGCAGGGCGTTCAAACGCTCGCGCAAGTTGCTATGTTCGGAAAGTCCATGCTAGAAGGGCCGGTGAAGGTCACGATTAAAGCGTACTTTCAGCACAGCAAAAAAACAGGATGGCACATCTCGCGTCCGGATCTTGACAACATCGTCAAGGCAATCCTCGACGGCTTGAACGGCACCGTATTCAGCGACGACGCTGTGGTGTGTCAGCTTGTTGCCTCTAAAGAATACGGCGAAGAACGAGTTGAGGTTCAAGTCGAAAATGTCTGACAGTTACATTGATCAATACGCCGCGAAACTCGTAGACGGCGGCTATCGCATCATTCCCATCATGCCGGGGACTAAGCGCCCCGGTCGCTACGATGGCGAGAAGTGGGGCGATCTAGCTCGTTGGACCGAGATCGACGCGCAGCAAGTTCATATCGACTTGTGGGCTAAATGGCCGGGATGCGGCATCGGCATCCTTACGGGTGAAGTCGTTGCTATCGACATCGACGTTCTGGATGAAAGCATTGCCGTAGCCATTGGGGAAGTCTTCCAAAAGAAGCTCGGTCGCACCGACATGATCCGCGTGGGTAAGGCTCCAAAGGCGCTTTACCTCTACCGGACATTAGAGCCCTTTACTAAGATTTCGCTGCACCCGATTGAAGTGCTCGCACAGGGCCAGCAGTTTGTGGCCTATGCCACGCATCCCGAAACCGGCAAGCCTTACGCATGGCCGTTGGATGCTCCGCACGAAGTCCCGGTCAAGGCGCTTCCCATTGTCACCCGCGAGCAAGTGCTGGAGGCCGCTGAGGAAGCCTATAAAGCCCTCCCGCCCAATTTGCGGCGTACCCGGCTCGTCACTACGGTTGTGCCAGACAAGGACGCTAAAACGTCCTACGACGGTCTTGTGGGCACCATGGCGGCGGTTGAGGACGCGCTCAAGTTTGTTCCGAATCCTGATTTGTCTTGGGACGATTGGAACCGCATCGGCATGGCGATCTACTGCGCGACCGAAGCCAAGGGTCTGCATATCTTCGATCAATGGTCGCGTGAGTCAGGCAAGTACAACAGTCTCGAAACCACCCAACGGTGGGAGCACTACAGCAAATCGCCGCCCTCCAAAATTGGCGCGGGTACGCTTTACTACTTCGCGCAAAAGAACGGCTGGGCACCGCCTCCGCATCTTGATCTCAACCCGCAAGTCCGCGCCGTCAAGGTAGACCTGACCGGGCTTAAAGAACCGAAGAAAATGCCTCGCAGTACTCGCGAGAACTTTCCGCAGGATTGGTTCACAAGCCCCTCTCTTGTCGGTCGCGTCACGCGCTGGATCAATGCGACCTCGCAGCAACCACAACCCACCTTCGCACTTGCGAACGCGCTTGCCATGTTCGGGGCAATCTTTGGGCGGCGCTACGCCATGGCGCATCTCAATACACGCTGCAACCTCTTTGTGATTGCCGTCGCCAAAACAGGTGCGGGTAAGGATCACTCCCGGCAGCGCATCAAGGAACTCATGGCCGCAGCGGGATTGCACCAGATTATCTGTGGCGACCGCTTCAGTTCTGGCGTAGCCATCCTGCGAACGCTTTTTGAGTTCCCCTCGCGCATCAGTCACCTCGACGAGATGGGCCTGTACCTTCAGAGCTTGACCGCCAAGAACGCTGCAAGCCATCAGCGCGACATCATCAAGACCTTGCTTGAAGTCTATTCCAGCAGCGGTGGCATGTATCACGGTCAAGAATATGCGGACGTTACGAACCGCATCCGCTACGACATCAATCAGCCTAACTTCAACTTCTTCGGCACGACCACGCCGCGCACGCTGATCCCGGCGTTGAACTTCGACATGGTGGATAACGGTACGCTCTCGCGCTTCCTGCTTATCCCTCCGTTTGAAGACTATCCCGACACGCAGATGCCGGAAGCCATCCCGGTTCCCGAAGACATCGTGAAAGACATCATGGACTCGTACAACGTCGTCCCGGCGGGAGTGGGCAACCTTGCAAATCAACCCTCGTTGCCCAACTCGCCCGTGGTGCCCATGGTGGTGCATTGGGAGGCTACGGCGTTCGATGAATACAAGGCCGTCAGAGACTGGCAGCTCAAGCAGTCGCGCTCGGATGACGCTCTCTGGGTGCGCTATAGCGAACTCACCGTCAAACTCGCCATGATCGAAGCCATAGCGCGTGATCCCATATCGCCTACCGTGACCTTTGAAATCTTTAAGATGGCGAATGATTTGGTGCGCTGGTCGTTCAATTACACGGCAGACTTGATCCACCGCGAAGTGGCAGAGAACGAAATCGAAGCCTCACACAAGCGCGTCTTGAACTTCATCCGTAAGCAGGGCGAAGCCGGAGCCAGTAGCACTCAACTGGCTAAGTCCTTGCAGGGCATGAAAGCCCGCGACCGCAACGAGATACTTCAGACGCTGCTGGAGTCCGGCGACATCGTGGAGGATGTCATCTCCAAGGAGGGGCCGGGGCGTAGCCGTAGGGTTTACAGGCTCAGGAAGTGAAAAAAATCCCCGGAGGAACTTACGCTCAACTCCGGGGCAACACCCTTATCGGGTGACTCTCTAGGAGAAACAACGAGATAGCACAGCCCGAGATTACTCCCTCGGATCGTTGCCTGCAAGCCACTCCACGTACCACAGGGTTTTACGGGCGTCCTGCTCCACGGCGTCCTTATGCCCAAGCCGCCAGAGGTAAGCAATCGCGGTGCCCTTCAAGAACCCCCGCCACTCCTCCGGGGTGAGAGCTGACCGGATGGCATCAATGCACTCAATCTCACCCTTCTTGTAGTGACTTGGATTTACGGGATCCATTTGTGGTTCCTTTCTTCTTGGCCCTTCGCTTGGCGTGACTGAGTACTGCCATTCGCTGATAGTGCTCTTTAGATCGCCGCTTCTTATCTCCTGAAGCAGCGCTTCCGCCTCGGCTTCCGATAGTCGCCAAGTATTCTCTGATGGCATCTTTGGCTCCGCTTATGTCTTGCTTCTTAACCATTCTACTTCCCTTTTCAACGTCAAAATTTCTTGTTGTAACGCCGTCGCTTCAGCCCACAGTCCAGCTTCGCGCATCTTGGCTAAAGCCTTCTCCACCCTGTCAGCTTGATTCTGCCCGTAGCCCCACGGCGCTCTTTCAAGTTCGGTTTTCCAAGAGCCGGGTCCGCTAATGTTGTCGATCATGCTCCATCCCCTCCAGTTCTTTAGTGACGGCTTCAATCACGTTGTCCCACGGTGCAATCATATTGTCGCGTGAGAAAATCTTAATGCTCGGATACCACGCGCTCATGTCGCCATCCTTGTTGCCCCAGTACCAGAGCTTGTTGGCATCCATTAGCAGCACCTTACATCCCAAAGCCCCGGCCAGATGCACGGTCGAGCTACTCACGGCAACGATGACATCGCAGAGCGAACAGAGCGCAGCCAGTCCTTCAAAGTCTTTCACCAAGTCCACGCCCGTCGTCACGATGTTCGTACCATGCGCTCGGTTGAATTCCTCCACGGCATCTCGGCTGCTGCCATATTGCAGGTTCAAAATCTGATACTCATCCTTCAAGAAAGGCAGCATCTCTTGCAGCTTGACCGACTTATGCGGCCCGATCTTGATGGCGCTCGACGCCCATGAGATGCCGACCGTCAGCTTGTCCTTGGTGAACCCGGTCTCTGCGCGGTACTTCTCCACGAGCTCCGGGTCTGCCTTCAGATACTTGCGGGCAACGTGCGTGTGAATGTCCTTCAGCTCATGAATAAAACACCGGCCCACGCTCGCAAACGGAATGTGCGAGTCATGCAGATCAGACGGGACTTTCTCAAGGTGCGAGATGAACGTGACCTCCGGCATCGACCGGTTAAAGATCGTCACCAGTCGCGGGTCCACCATGGCAGTTACCCGGTCCACGTTCTTGCGAATTGCCGGGAGCATAGAAGCGTAAATAATCTGATCGCCAATCCCCTGCTCGCCCCATACCAGCACCGACTTCTGCTCGGCCCCTAGATTCCATTGCGGCTTGTTACTTTGTAGCGGCCTGCTCTTAAACCGCTCACTATTCCACCGCCTTTCATATAGGGGCCAGCCCGTCTTGAAATCATTCCGTTGCAAGGCAAGCAACCCCAGAATCCAATTTGAATTCGCGTTACTCGGGTCAATTTCATTCGCCTTCTCAAAGTCTTTCTGCGCTTCATCCCAACGGCGCATCTCCCAATTGCATGCACCACGCTGAACAAGTGCATGGCCGTACTTGGGATTGATCTCTAACGCCTTTCCAAAGTCTTCAATTGCGGAGTCATACTTTTGCAGCTCCCCTTTCACGATGCCTCGGTTCACGTAGTCATCGGCATCCAACTTGCCCCGGCGTTCTGCGGCATCGTAATACCGCTCGGCCTCGACAAAGTTGCGCTCAATCTGCAAAAGCCGCGCTTTAGCCCGGTAGGGGATAATTTCCTTCGGCGCGAGGGAGATTGCGTAGTTACATAAATCCATCGCCTCGCCGTACTTCCCGGCTTGGAACGCTGCCTCTAACCTTTTAATAGCTTTTGCGTACTTGTTCATATCGTTGCCGCTACTGCCATCCATTCGCGCCCGTACTCCACTTCGGTCCAGTCCTTAAACCATGGACCGCCTCGCGTCATGTGTACGCCAATCGGGTTCGGGCATTGATCTCGGGTGTACCAACCTTCTAGGTAGTTATACGCAATCGGCAAGTGTCCGATTACATCGTCGGTCAGCCACTCAAACCTGTGAAGATACGCGGGTGTGGCGACGTTGACCAGTTCTGGCGTGAGCTTCTTAACTTGTTCATGCTCGCAGTTAATGAACATGAAACTCGACCAGTTCTTTCGGGGGTAGTTGTGCTGAGGTTGGTTATTCATTTTGACCGTTTCGGTCGGCCTGTAGTCGTGCGGTACTACCAAGCACGCTTTTGCCCCGTGGGCGTAGTCAAGCAAAGTCGCAATGTCCCCCCGGAAAAGAAAATCGCAGTCGCAAAACAAGGCCCATCCGGAATACCCCGCGAGATATGGAGTCAGAAACCGCGTGAGGCTGAACTCCGTAGACGCGAGCGCATCGACCGGACGCCAATAGATGCCCTGTTCGCGCAGCTCGCTCTGCTTTATCGGGACAATCTCTAACGGGATAGATGAGTGCAGCTTGAGCGAGTGAGCGCATACCTGATAGGCAACGTCCTCGCGGCTGTCCCAGCCAACAAACACTCTAAGCATTTAAGAAAGCCTCCTTACGGGCGGGGCCTTTGTAGTGCAGGATGTACGGCACGTAGCCCTCGGTCATCCGGTCGGGCAGGCAGGCGTAATCCATCTCGTGTATCTCACCCACCAGCTCAGGGTAAAGCATGTGTGAATACACCTTGAGCGCCTCCTGATCGCCATACCATTGCTTAAAGTTGGCGTTCATAAAGCCCATCAGGATCGCAAGCCCCTTCCATGCGTGATAGTTCTTCGTCACCGTCGCGCAGCCCAAGTAGGGATATAACGTGCCCAAGGGGATGCCGTGGTATTGCTTGAACACTCCGCCCCGCTGCTCGCCGTTAAACCCTACATCACGGTCAAATGAGCGACGGCAGAACACGATCTCCCGGTCATCCAGAATCGCAGCCGGGTTAACGGGCAGCATAAAAAGCATATCGGTGTCGATGTACATGGCAGGGCGCATGATCTTCGCCTCCGCAAAGGCACGGGTGCGCCAGTACATGATCTGCTTAACGTCGCCTTGTGAAATCTTACGCTCCGAGACACCGGGCACTTCCGGCGTGGCATCGTCGGTGCACATAATGACTTCAGCCTCCGGCATCACCGCCTTCAGCGAAGCGACCATCTTAGTCGGAAATGTAATGTCCTCGCCCACATGAAAGAAAACAAACAAGCTCATGCGTCCTCCAGAGGGTCTCTCAGCATAATGGTCGAAGCATTTGCCGGGGCAGAGTGATACTTAAGTAGCACTTCAGATGCCCGCTCTAGCGTCTGCTTGCGAATCAATACCGCAAGTTTGCAAATCACATGCGCGTTGCTTTTTTTAGCCACCGCGCCCAAAGTGTCAAACTCACGCGCAATCTTCTCCACATAGTCCCACTCGAAAAGTTCCAACTCCCCTTCGGGACTAATCTTGCACCAAACCTTTTCATCCTCTTGGGTCTCCGGTTGAGAAATGTAATCAAAGTTGGTCGGCGTTAAACTATCGGTCATAATTTCCTCAGCACTAAAAGTTGCGGGTAGTAATTTATCTCTGCAATCTCAGCGCGTAGGTCAACGCACCTCATCAAGTGATCCATCATCGTCAGGATGGCTCTGCGGTCATTCACCGCAGCCGGGTCAAAGTGCGCTCTGAATTGCTCGGTATAAGATGGGCTATAAGTGCAGCCCAAGTCCTCAATGATGTAATACCCGCCGCTTCGCACCCACGGCCAGCAGTTCTTGAACATCTCCACAATCTGCTCGGAGATATGACTTGCATCATCTATAAAAAGGTCAAATGGCGCGTCTTTGGGCTCGTGCATTTTTGCAGGATCGCCAATCACGATCTTCACGTTGTCCAAGTTCTTGCACAAGTTCGCGCACTCAACCCTAACGTCATAACCCACTATCGTAGACTCAGGGAGATAACGCGACCACATGTGAAGTGACGCGCCACACGCTACACCGGCTTCGGCAATCACAAGTTGAGCCGTGCGTCGGTTGTCCCCTTGCTGCGCGCAGAGAAAGTTAATCAGCGGCTCGTAGACTTCCGCGTAACGATGCTTGATCGTGCCCTTATCCGAGCCGTACAAGTCAGCAAGCCCCGTCAGGGACATTTCTAAAAGGTTCACCTCGCCCGTATCAGGTAGGTATTCCTCGGGCGGCACAGTATCCAGATAGCGGCGTACTCCCCCGCGAGCGTTGGGGTCGGTCATGGCGCGCCTCTTGCACGAATTGCGGCGGCACATTGAATTGCTACCGTTCTTGGCATTGGCTCAATATCTTCTCTATTTATTTCTAACGCTTTTGCCGTTGCTTCACACACCTTCGCACAAGCCTCCCGCTCGGCGGCGGCAACAAGTCGAGCAAAGCGTTCAAGTTCTTCAGCCCTGAATTGGAATACCTGCACAGGCATCCCAAACCCTGCATGTTCGGCCATGCGGATAATGTCGTCGCTGTTCATGCCTCACCCCTCGCCCGAATCGCGGCGGCGCAGTCGGCACACGCCGCAAGAAGCATCGGGTGGTCTTTGTCGGCCATTTTCTTTATGTAGTGATGCGTTAGTGTTTCCTCACACACCTTCGCACAAGCCTCCCGCTCGACGGCGGCAACGAGGGCGGCGAAGCGTTCAAGTAATGGGTCGTTCCATTCCGTTGGTACTAGCGTCCCGGTTTCTTTTGCCGCTTGTTTCGCCATGCGGACAATGTCGTCGCGGGTCATAAAGGTTCCTCTCGCGTGACGTATTTGTTCGGCTTTTCTGTGTCGTTGCCATCGCCACGGATACAGTGCGCGATCTTTTTTGCCGACCACCCCTCGCAACAATCTTCAACCCATGTGGCAATCCATTCCTTGGTTTGTTCCATTTGGTCTCCCGCGACTATTGCGGCGAAGCGTTCAAGTCTAGTGATTAGGACTGGGTATTCCGGTCCGGTGCTTGGGTTTCGCCCAACACGTTCCCAACCCGCCTGTTTTGCCCAACGGATAATTTCGTCGCGGGTCATTCTGCACCGTAATAGCGCAACACCAACGTGAACGCATCGACATGCTTTTGCAGTTCGTCAATGTCGTCCTGCTTCTCCATGTGAAAGATCGCAAGCGTCCCGCCTGCCTTGCGGCGCTTCAAGTCTGTCTTGAGACTCTTGAGCGTGTTCTTCAAGTCCTCGCGGACAAGCGCGTTCATACCCTCGACGCAAAGATCGACTTTCACCAGAACCTCCCGAGCGCGTAGCCCGCTATAAAGACCACAACGCAAAGCAAAATCTCGACCACAAACATCACATCCATTTGCTTTTCGTTTTCCATCTTCATCTGGTCAATCTCAAACTTGAGATCAAGAATCTCGCGGTTCAGGCGGTCTTGTGCGTATTCGTATTCGTACTTATTCACCAGTAATACCCTCCAGTTTTGCGGCGGCTGCACGCCCAATTCGGCGGCGGTACATGTCGCCACTCTCGGTTGATGTCAGCCTTCCATCTTTTAATCAGAGTCTTTAGCCAGTTCATCCAAGTCTGTCCTTTGTAGTTCCATTTCGAGAAAGCGTATTTCTCTTTGCTTTTGAACGATCTGTTCCCAAAGTTGCTCCACGCGAGTCTTTTGATGCACCCTTCGGGTGATTCGCTCGTCGGGCGCTTCGTCGTCCTTCTTCGACTGCATCGCTTAACTCCTTAATCAGTCGGCGTACCTTTAAAACTGTCTGCCGTTGCCGCTTGGTGGTGGTATAACGTCGCGCTTCCGTAGGGCCGTTCTTACGATGCCGTTGTGAGCGCAAGTAAAAACATCGCCCCCGGTGCTCCGTCCCACACTCAGGGCAGCGCACCACTTTCTTCGGCTCCAAGCCGTAATACTTTCTAAACTCGCTCTCGTTCATCGTCTTGCAGTTCGCACTCGTCGAAGTCCTCGCAGCCACACTCAGGGCAACAAGGCTCCGAAAAGGTCTCCATCGTGACGCATCCCCAATACTCGACGCGCTCCTGCCATCGGTACTCCCCCGGCTCAGAAAACGCCGCCTTGCAGCGTTGGCATCGGTAGTCGCTCATAAAACCTTCGCGAGAAAGTGATTAAACGCCGCTAACGTCCGCTCCGCTTGTGCGGCTACGCGCATAACTTCCACTTGCGCGGCCTGCTCTAGTTTTTGCTGAACCTCGCTATATTCCCGATACGCACGATCCAATTCCTGCGATTCTGTCTCGTTGTCCATGTGCTCTCTCCTGTAGAGTGCTATTGAAAACAACCCGCTTGCTTAACTTACGCCCCTGCGGGTTAGAGCGCAAGCCCCTTAAAGTTGAAAGTCCGTAGCCGTGGGGGTAGGCTAGGGCCATGAAAGCCGCAGACTTCATCGGACTCCTGTTCCTGAGCCGCGACGTTGCCCATAGCGTCCATCTCAATACACGCTCGTATGCCACTCATAAGGCGCTCCAGAAGTTTTATGAAGGGCTCCCAGAGTTGGCTGATAACTTTGCCGAAGCCTTTATGGGGCGTAACGGCCTCGTCGGGCCGATTTCTCTTATGTCGGCTAACAAGAACCGCGACATTGTGGAGTTTCTTGAGGATCAGGTCGCGCAGATTGAAAAAGGTCGGTATGAGATTTGCGACCGCGACGACTCTGTGCTCCAGAACCTCATTGACGAAATCGTGGCTCATTACCTCAGCGCGCTCTATAAACTCAAGAACCTCTCTTGAACGATCAAGACACCCAAGACTATTACGACCGCAAAGTCCGCAGGGCTGAAGAAACCCTGATCATGCTCGCTAAGTTATCGTTTGTTGTCGCAATAGCCTCGGGGCTCTACGCGCTTATTGCGCGGTAAATTGCAGTAGCGTTGCCGGTATAAGAATCGCCGTCTTACCCGTATATCGGGGATAAATCAGCGCGTAGCCCGTCAAGTACTGCATCAGTAGCATCGCGTTGCCCACGCCCTTCTCGACGCCCTCGAAATCGTCCAGAACCAATACCGTCTTGTTGTGCATTAGTTCTTGTATCAACCTAATATCTTTCGGGCTCAATCGACCGTCGATATAAAACAAGTCCACCTTAACTTTTTGCTTCAACAAGTCCTCAAACATATCGGTGGATGACTTCTTCGGATACTGCACAATCGTGCCGCCCGTTACTTCGGGCAGTTTTATGTCATTCGATACGTCACAGGTGTAGATCGTCCCGCCCTCGTCCATGCTATGCGCTATCGCCATCGTACTGCGACCGATAAACGTCCCCACCTCCGCGACCACCGTAGGCCGAAAGTGAAAAACAACGTCCTGCAAGTCCTGTACGTCGCCCTCGTTTAGCGAGCCCGTGTCGTAATCGGCTTCGTCGCGCAACTCGTCCAACTTCCTGAACAACTCGCCAAGCCCGCGCCCTCGGCCCTCAATCTGCTTCCAAACAAATTCAGATAGTGTTTTGCGGTTGATGTTAATGGGGGTCATGCTGCTTCTCCTATATCTCCGCTGCCACAAAAAGGGCAGACTTCTTTAGCCAATTCATGCGAACCCAACTCATCGCTGAAGTCGTGATCGTCCTTCAATATGCGATAGTCCGGCTCGTCAAATCGCTTGAAACACTTGTTGCATTGGTACTTCATGCGGTTTCTCCCTTTGCTTTCTGAAGCGCCCGATATGCCGCATCAATGTCTTTATAAAACTCGGTGCTTTCGTCCAGTTCCAATCTAACTGCTGCCAGTTTCAGCGAGCAATACGCTTGCTCCAAGGCGGCAAAGAGTTCCGGCGCAGCCGATATAAGACTGGCATCCTCGTCCTTATGTATGTCCGCGATCAGCCCCGCCGTTGCTCCGGTCAAGGTCTGGTGATTCGTGGCGTGTTGCTTCAATGTCCATGGTGCAGGGGTCATGCTTGCGCTCCTGATACTTTTTGAATTGCATCCTTTTGGGTCGATGCGTCTAACCCAGTTCCTTCAATAATCTCCACGGCTTCGCGTAGTGCGTCCGTCAACTCCGCTATCAGCCGATCCCGTACATGGATAGAGCGCAGGAAATCCAAAGCCTCGTCGGATGATCCAATATAGTTGCTCATGCGGCTTCCTCCACCATCTTTTTCCACCCATTGTCGTCGTAAGTGTAAGAAATCAACTCGCCTTCCTCAGCGTCCCATGCCGAATACGTTCCGCTAACCAAATTGTCCAACTCCGCTTGCAGTTCCTCGTCGGTCATCTTGTCGTAACCGATAAAGCCTTCCGACAAGTAGTTATCCAGTAACCATGTATCGCCATACTTGGAAAAAGATTCGTAAATGTCATTTCGCGCTGCCGTCATTAGCAGGGCAACCATGTTTGAGCGTTTCATGCGGCTTCTCCTTCAAAAGCCTCTAAAGCGTCCCAAACAACAAAAGAGTCAATCTTGTTGCCTCGCTCCAACTCCTCGTTGATGTAGTTGGCGATATAACAGGCCAATTTGTCCCGTTTCTTGCGCTCGTTAAATCGTGCGAACACTTGCTCGTTATGCTCGACTGAGGACACCACAGAGCGCATCGCTCCATACTGTCCGGTATCTACTGCGTCGCCGTTCATGCTGCAACCTCCGTGGGATAAAGATGGTTTGCGGCATATTCCAACGTGTACCAAGTGATCCCAAGGCTTGCGTCGTGGTCGTCCTTGACCATTTCTAACACTTCAAACGCTTGATCGTCGTCCAAGTCAGGGCGCACCGTTTTAACGTCGTCGATGCACCACTCAATAAAGATACTGTGATTGTTTGCCGCGCCACCCTCAAATGCTTCGATGGCGTTTCGCAGGGTATAAACATCAATCTCGTTGCCGCGCTCCAGTTCCTCGTTGATGTAACCGGAAAGGTAAACGGCTAAGTTATGCGTTTTCATCGTGCTTCTTCCTCTGCTAGTGCGTGATCCTGTTCGACGTAATCGTATGCAACTTCGATCAATCGCTCGCGTGAGTTCTCGTCGCTCGTAAAGTACAGAACGAAATTTATAATTGTGTCGAGTGCTTCGCGTTGCTTGTCGTTCATGCTGCCACCTCATGCCCGCCGTGGACAATAAAGGCATCGTTTACCCATACGTCAGCCGCTTCGTACCGCTGCTCCATGCTTCTGCAAGCGTTGGTTAAACGGTCGATGATCTCGTCTGCCGCATCTGAATTAACATCGTCGATGCCGTTGAATTCAAAACAAATAGTGACTTGTAATGCTTTGCTAGCCATTTGTGCTATCTCCTAGATTGGTTGTATTAGCCGTTCAAATAAGACTTGATCGCCGCGTAGGTGTACGGAATCTTTAGCGCTTTACAGGTGCGCTTGATCCCGTCGCCGTCTTTGTTCGCGGTGCCTTTTATAAGACCGTCAGTCATGCGCGTGGCGAGTGCTTCCGGTGTCATCCGCGCCGCTGCCGTTGAATAGGCAGGACTCGTAAACAGTTCTCGATATTGCGCCGCGAGCGTGTCGCGGAAAGTTTGTGCTTGAGTCATTGGTGTTTACTCCTAAGCGTGTTTAGCGTGTTTGGACTCGACAGGGCCATTTTACACAAGCCGCTTGCGTAAGCAAACCCTGCCGAATCCAATGACCACTATGCGGACGCTTCCAGTTCCCTGATCCGCTGCCGGAGTCGTTCAATCTCTGTTTGTAGCACTCTGTTTTGAGTCGATAGCGCAGAAATCGGGTCAATGTAAGACATTGAAACCAGATAAAGCCCTTTGCCTTTTTTCTCTGCTTTGCCTCTCAAAACGTACCGATCCAGACATTGGCGGCATGAAGCCTGATTACCCGCAACTTGATCCCCGAACATCTCTCTGGCCTTTTCGTAGACTTGCCTCGCCGTTGCCGGAGTGTTGAACGTAGTAAGTGCTTCAAAATAGATGGACACATTAGCCATGCTTTTACCCTCAAGAGTGTTAAAGAATACGAATAAGTAACTACTTCATAAACATGAATGTGACGCTTTTACTTAGTCGTTTAATTATGATGAACTAAGTAACTTGGTGAGTCAACATAAGTTCGTGTTTGCAGGAAAGAATGATTTTCAGTTTTTACGAATTCGTCGCTTGTAAGGTCTTGTTTTGCCAAGTAAATTGATGTTTTTTACATGGCATTGGGATTTATTTATTTCTTTCATGGGGTAATTAGAGAGAAAGAAAGGTAGACGAGTGTGGCAAGAAAGAAACACGAGTGTGGTAGAAAAGAGACAAGAGAGAGGGTATATTGAAAGAAATAAAAGAAAGGAAAGAATATATTTTTTTAATTATAAACTCTCTTTCCAATCAATCACTTACACGCTTTCAATTCTTTCGTGGCGGGTAGAATAAATTCGTCGAAAGAATTACGGGACGCTTGCGCTACCCTCTGGCGACGGTATAAAATTGTTTTCGATACCTCCGTCGTGGACGCGCTACAGGCTGCGATATAAAACGCGATATAAGGTCATTACAGAGGATTTAACGCATGGGTAAGGGTAAGGTAGCGGGTGCAGAGAAACCGGCTGCAATCGAGTCTGGTGGCGATATAAGAAAGGTCTACGCCGATATATCACCGCAGTATCAGAGTGATATCACTTTGGTAACACCCATAAACGACAATCGCAAGCATCCCGATTCCACCCTATCGGCTGCGGTAGCGTCCATGTCGTTTGCGGGATTCGATGCGCGCCGCGTTTGCTCCGCCTTGCGAATCAGCCCGAATACGCTTTTCGATCACTATAGGGACGAATTCGAGAATGGTTGCTCGCGCATGGTGGACAAGATATCCGGCTCACTCGCTCAGCGGGCATTGGCGGGAAGTGATACGGCTGCGATTTTCCTGCTAAAGACTCGGGGCGGGGGGAAGTTTACTGAGCGCCAAAACGTGGAGTTATCTGGCTCCGTGGAAGTGACGCATAAGGCAGAGTTAGTGACGCAACTGGCGGGAATGATTTCTCGCGGGATAACGATAGATGCCGAACCCGTAGACGAAAAAAAAGGGCCGGAATAAACCGGCCCCTAGTGAGTGCGGACTGTGGCGGCTTAGGCGGCTTCGTCCACGGCTTCGGCTTGCGTTCCACACAAGTATTCGGCGGCTTCCCTAGCGAGTGAGGCGGCTTTGAAAATTGCTTTCCGATCACTCTTCAGCACTTGCAGCCAGTTGTTCAGATATTGAGCATGATCAACTCGCGGCTCGTTCGATATACCTAAGTGAGCGCAGCAAAAAGCCGCGCCTAACTCCGCAACTAACTCCTCGAAAGCATAAGCATGCGTCCCGAAATTGTTTAGCAACTTCCTATCCTTGCGGCTTGCATGTCCCGTCCAATGCACTAACTCGTGAGCCATGGTCGAGTAATAGCACTCCGTCGCGCTGCTAGTCGCAGTCGCGCTAAACAAGTCTTTTTCCGGCAACTGAATTTTATCAAGTGCGGGAATGTAACAGGCTTTTCCGGCTCGCAAGTGTTCGATGCTCGCGCCAGTTGAACGCGCCCATGCTTCAGCACGTTCGATTGTCTCGACTTCGTTAGGCTTGTCGGCTTCGATGCCCTTGCAACGATCAGCCAATGCTCCGTCAACTTGATCGGCATTGAATACATTGAAGTATTTCAGCATGGCGAAACTCGACTTTTCGCCAGTTGACTTGTCCTCTTTTTCAATCTTTGAAAAGAAAACAACGATGCTCGACTTTTCTCCCTTGCGGACTGAGCATCCGGCGGCTTGCCATTGTTTAAACGATGCCCATGCTGAAGATTGAAAGGGCGCGAAATTCAGCAGCACCGTGTTTATCCCGCGATAATTCTTTCCCGTCGTCGCATTGTATGGGCGGAGATTATTCCGGCCCTTGTTAAATGGGTTCGTCCAGTTCGTTCCTGCCGTTTCCATTTGCGCGATAACTTTATCGGTAACAGTCTGATACAAGTCGAAAGACATATTGCTATCTCCGTGTTTAGTTATTCGACACGGCAAGTTTAGCGCAAGCCGCTAGCGTCAATATGTATTATTGTGGCGCGACCATTGTGCGGACATTGGAAAGTAGCGGCTTATAACTGGCGGCTTGCGGCTTGCGGATTGTTGGCGGCTTGCGACTGGCGCGGCTTGCGGACGTTAGCGGCTTAGAATCAGTTTAAAATGCCAATGCATAACGCAAGTCGCTAGGTTCCATCAGGGAAGTTGCGCGGGATAGCGTAATCGGAGCATGGGCGGGCGGGCGGGCGCGCAATTCGACGGCGGGGTCATAGGGTCCCATCTGCGTATATCACCTCCTCCCCGCACCGCACCCCTAGGGACCCCTACCCGCTTGTGCTACTATGCGCAAATGCTACACACAGGCGCGGGGCCCCTCCCCCGGCACACTTACTGCTACGTTGAGCCCCACACCTTCGGCAACGCGGATTGGCTACGTGTCGCGTGGTTTGGACTAGTCAGCCACCCCGGCAGGACTTGGGGATGCCATCTGATGCTCGAATGCGGAGCCGTCTACCGCAATGTCCCGCTGCACCGATTGGCCTCTATGCCCACACAAACACGCTGGGACCCCGCCGACGCACAGACATGGGATTGCTACGGCATTCACTTCAGCACGACGGAGTATCCGTTTCTCGAAGGGACCCGTATACGCACCCGGCTACGCTCCCGCCAAGAACACTTGGGCACTTACATGTTTACCGTGATCCCGATGCTGGATGGATTCAGCATGGAGCCGGAGCAGAGCAAGGAGTTTTACTTCATCAAACTGGACAACGGGCGCTTTACAGCGCAACCTACGAACCATTTGCTGGTGCAGGACAAGTCTTTCATCACCGGCAGCGAATGGCCTAAATTAAAGCGTCAAACTGAAATTTGGAGTGTTGACCATGGCAACGAAGTCTAAGGTGAATGCAGCGGGCAATTACACGAAGCCCGAGATGCGTAAGAAGCTGTTTAATCAGATCAAAGCGTCTGCTACCCAAGGCACCGCAGCAGGGCAATGGAGCGCGCGCAAAGCACAGTTACTTGCCAAACGCTACAAAGAAAAGGGCGGCTCTTATCGTGACTAAGGTTTGCCTGCTTTGTCAGCAAGAGAAGATTGAATCGGCGTTTTATAAATTTTATGACCGCTGGACCGGCAATCATTACCTAAGCGCAAGATGCAAGCCGTGTCATCAGCAATACAAAAAAAACAATCCTCAGGCCAAGCGTAACAGGAAGTCTGAGAAATTAAGGCTTAGGTATGGAATTACGTTTGAGCAATGGGAGTCTATGCGGGAGGCGGAGAACTACTCTTGCATGATTTGCGGAATTACCGAAGAAGAGATTGGCCGATCATTAGATGTTGATCACTGCCACAATTCTGGGAAAGTAAGAGGGTTGTTGTGCAATCCCTGCAATACTGTTTTGGGGCACGCTAGAGATCGAATTGATTTGTTAGAAGCAGCAGCAAATTATTTAAAGGCAAACAAAGACGGATACAAGCCATGAAAGCACCACAGAAATCATTGAAGGACTGGACCGCGCAAGAGTGGCGCACGAAGTCGGGCAAGCGATCTTCAGATACCGGCGAGCGGTATTTGCCCAAGGCTGCGATTGAGTCGTTATCTCCGCAGGAATACGCGGCAACGACTAGAGCCAAGCGCGAGGGCAAGGCCAAGGGCAAGCAGTTTGTCGCTCAGCCGAAGTCGATTGCCAAGAAGACTGCGCGCTACCGCTAGCCCATGAGCCAACCGGCCAAACAACCGGCCATTACTCAATCGGAGCTGATCAAGAAACTCAACGAATTAAGCGTTGAGGACCTTGAGGCATTGCTGTCTCACACGAAGTGGGAGCAAACGCGGCACAAGCATCAAATCCCGCCGAAGGGCGATTGGACCGTATGGATGATGCTCGCGGGTCGTGGTGCGGGAAAAACCCGTGCGGCAGCGGAGTGGGTGTGGTGGGAGGCGTATCAGAACGCGGAAACGCGCTGGTTGGTCTCTGCTCCCACGGCAGCGGACATTCGCGATACGTGTTTTGAGGGCGAATCGGGATTAGTGAGCATTATTCCTGAGAAAGTGGTCAAAGAATACAACCGCTCGCTTTCGGAAATTATCTTGGTCAACGGCTCGCTCATCAAAGGAATTAGCGCGGAGACCCCTGATCGGCTTCGTGGTGGTCAATGGCACGGCGCGTGGTGCGATGAGTTGGCTGCGTGGCAGTACGACCAAGAGGCGTGGGACATGATTATGTTCGCGCTGCGCTTGGGCAAGCACCCACGAATTGTAACTACAACAACCCCGAAGCCGAAGGCGCTGATTCGCGACCTGATTGAGCGCGATGGGGCGGATGTTCACGTCACGAGAGCCTCAACCTACGAAAATATTGCCAATCTAGCGCCGACTTTCCAGCAGCAGTTGCTGAAATTTGAGGGCACGACGCTTGGAAGGCAGGAAATCCACGCGGAAGTGTTGAATCCGGAGGAGCAAGGCATCATCCGGCGCAACTGGATACAGATTTGGCCAGCGAAAAAGCCGTTGCCCCCGCTGGAACACATCGTGATGAGCTTGGATACGGCCTTCACGGAGCAGACAAGGGACAAGAAAACGTCGGATTCGGACCCTTCTGCGTGTGTGGTGCTCGGGATTTTCTACGAAAACGAGAAGCCGAACGTCATTTTGCTCGATTGTTGGGAAGACAAGCTTGGGCTTCCAGACTTAATTAAGCGCGTGCAGAAAGAAAGGGAAGTTTATTACGGCGACGATGAGCAAAAGCCGATGATCAAGCCGAAAGTGGGGCCTTCTCGCATGATTAACTCGGGAAGAAAGCCCGATACGCTCGTGATTGAGGACAAAGGCAGCGGAATTAGCCTCAGACAGATGCTGGCACGCGAAGGAATCATTGCGCATGCCTACAATCCGGGCAAAGCGAGCAAATTGACCCGCTTGCACATGGTTTCACACCTATTTGCGAGCGGAATGGTGTGGTTTGTGGAGTCGGAGAAGCGAAAAGGGCAGGTTCGTAGCTGGGCGGAGCCCTTGCTGTACCAGCTTTGTTCGTTTTCGGGCGAAGGGACGATCCGGCACGATGACTTGATGGACGCTTGTACTCAAGGGTTACGTTTCCTTGCTGACCGGGATATGATAAGTGTGAGCAAGCCCAAGCCATTACAGCCTAGGTTGATCATTAACGAGCGTCCGAGGTCGAACCCCTATGGCATCTGAGAACGAAAGCCCGATGGAAGAGGCCCAAGAGGAATTGGGCGAGATTATGCTGGTTCCGGAAGAGATTTCGGACGTTGAGGACACCGAGGACGGTGGGGCGATTGTGCGTTTTGGCGAGGATGAGTCCGAGCCGGTGGGGGAGAGTCCGTTTTACGCGAACCTTGCGGAGTCGATGCCGGAAGCGGACATGGACGCGGTGGCGCAGGACTTCTTGGGGTTGATTGCCAAGGACAAGGAAGCGCGCAAGAAGCGTGATGAGCAGTATGAAGAGGGCATCCGGAGAACCGGACTTGGAGATGATGCACCGGGCGGCGCTCAGTTTCAGGGCGCAAGTCGGGTTGTGCACCCCATGCTCACTGAAGTCTGCGTGGACTTCTCTGCCCGAGCTATTAAGGAAATTTTCCCCGCCGAGGGACCCGTCAAGGATCACATCATTGGCGACGAAACTGCCGAAAAGGTAGCCAAGGCGCGCAGAAAGACGGCGTATTTGAATTGGCAGTTGACCCAGCAGATGCCGGAGTTCCGGGCGGAGCTGGAGCAGCTTTTGACGCAAGTGCCGCTGGGTGGCGCGCAGTATCTCAAGCTCACGTATGACCCGAATAAGAAGCGCCCGGTTCCGCTTTTTATCGGCATTGATGACATTTACCTGCCCTATGCGGCAACGAACTTTTACTCGGCGGAGCGCAAGACGCACGTTCAGTACGTGACGGAGATTGAGTATCTCCAGCGTGTGCGCTCGGGGATGTATCGGGATGTGGATCTTGCGCCGACGACGGCGGACCCCGACATCAGCAAATCCGAGAAGGCCAACAACAAGATTGAGGGCCGGGACGACAGCGCGTATGACACCGATGGGCTGCGGACGATCTTTGAGATTTACGCGATTGCGGATCTGGAAGAAGAGTACGGATTAGCGCCGTACATCATCTCGGTAGACAAGACGAGCGGCAAGGTGCTCAGCATCTACCGCAACTGGCAAGAAGAAGACGAGACGCTGGATGAGATGCAGTGGATCGTCGAGTTCCCGTTTGTGCCGTGGCGTGGTGCGTATCCGATTGGCATCCCGCAGATGATTGGCGGTATTTCGGCAGCGGCGACGGGTGCGCTTCGGGCGCTTCTGGATAGCGCGCACATTGCGAACTTCCCCGGAATGCTCAAGCTCAAGGGCGGTCGCGAAGGCGGTCAGTCCGAGCGCATTGATCCGACCGAGGTGAAGGAGATTGAGGGCGGTGCGTTCAGCGATGACATTCGCAAGATCGCGATGCCGTTGCCGTTCAATCAGCCTTCGGAAGTATTGTTCCGTTTGCTCGGGTTCTTGGTGGACGCGGGCAAGGGCGTCATTCGCACGACCCTAGAGGACATGGCGGACAATCAGGCGAACATGCCGGTTGGCACGCAACTTGCGCGCATTGAGCAGGGCATGGTGGTGTTTAACGCCATTCATGCGCGTCTGCACGATGCGATGGGCCGGACGCTCAAAGTGCTGCATCGGATCAATTCGATGTACCTTGAGAACGAAGAGGTCAAGGACGAGACGGGGCAGCTCCTTGTTCGTCGCTCGGACTTCTTGGGCCCGATGGATGTGGTGCCGGTCTCGGACCCCAACATTTTCTCTGAGACGCAGCGTTACGCGCAGGTTCAGGCGCTTAGCCAGCGAGCGGTGGCGCTTCCGCAGATTTACAACTTGCGCAAGGTCGAAGAGCGGATTCTTGAGCAGCTACGCATTCCGAATGCCAAGGAGCTTCTGATCCCGGCTTTTGAGCCGAAGGAGATGAACGCGGTCAATGAGAACGTAGCGGCGTCTTTGGGTAGGCCCATTTCGGCGTTCCCCGAGCAGGATCACCTTGCGCACTTGCAGGTGCATTTGGATTATTTGACCTCTCCCATTTTGGGCAGTTCGATGTTGATGGCCCCGCAGTTTGTGCCAATGATTATGAATCACATTAAAGAGCACATTGCGCTTTGGTATGCCACGCATGTCTTTAACGTGGCCTCCGAGGCAGCGGGGCGAGACATCAGCGACTTCCAGAAGGTCAAGAGCAAAGAGGTCAAGCAAGAGTTTGACAAGCTTTTGGCTGCGACGAGTCAGCGCGTAGTGCCGGATGCTGCAAGGGCGTTTGGTGCGGTGCCGCAGATTGTGCAGCAGGCGATGGGAATGTTGCAGCAGATGCAGCAGGGCAATATGCCGCAAGACCCGCGTATGGCAGCGTCTATGGCGGAAACCCAGCGTAAAGCGGCTGCGGATCAGGCCAACATTCAGGTCAAGCAGGCTGAGTTGCAGTTGGCGCAGGCGAAGCTTCAGCGTGAAGTGCAGGAAGCGGAGCAGCGCAGATCTGACAACATGCAGCGCGAAGTGTTCAAGCAGGATCGTCTTGATAAGCGTCAAGGCGCGGAGCTTGATGTCAAGCTGGTCACGAACCGTGAGGATAATGACACCGCGAAGCAAATTGCCGCGATGGAAGCGATCACGGGTGAGAATGTTAGTGTTTCAACAGGTACAGGAATCAATCCGTAAGGAGGATTTATGGCAGACGATTACATGAAGCAGCATCACATGCTGGCTATGGGAATGAAGGTCGATGGCCAGAAGATGGTCAACGGCGGTCCGAAGAAGGGAATGATTGAAGAGACGAAGGGTACCAAGGGCGACCCGAAAGCAACGCCCGCCATCATTAGCAAAGGTAAACAAAACGCATGATTGAGCGACTTATTGACGAATTGGAGTTGGCCAAGGCTCGCGTTGCACACGATGCGATGAAGCGGCAACTGGAAGGTAAGGACGCTAGATTTGAATATGGCAAGGCAGTGGGCACTTACGCCGGGTTGCAGGCCGCGATTAACTACATCAATGGTCTTCTCGCAGATCAGGAAGAAGACGAGGACTTTTAACAATGTCAGCAGTGAATGAGGCTTTTCCTAGTGTAGAGCCGGGTTTGGTTCCTTTTGGTTCGCGTGTTTTGGTGCAGATCCGCAGTGCGAAGAAAACTTCGTCAGGCGGAATTATTCTGCACAGCGAAACGCGGGAGACTGAGATCTGGAATACCCAGATTGCGAAAGTTGTGAAGCTCGGGCCGTTGGCCTTCAAGAATCGCAACACGATGGAATCTTGGCCGGAAGGTAATTGGTGCAAAGAGGGCGAGTTCGTCCGGGTGCCCAAGTACGGCGGTGATCGTTGGAAGGTGCCGTTTGGCAAGGACGGGGAGGATGAGGCCCTGTTTGTAATCTTCAACGATTTGGACATCGTGGGTGGTGTAGTGGGTGATCCGCTTGCCATCAAGGCGTTTATCTGAGGGTTGAATCATGGCTAAAGATCAATTGACCGAGAGCGACGACACTCCTGAAAAGGAAGAATATGTTGTTGTGGAAACACCTCCCGAAGAGGCTGAGGCTCAAGCTGAAGAAGCTCCAGAGCAAGAAGCCGAAGCGGATGACGAGGATGAGCGTTTGGCAGATGCGGACGAGGCTGAGGATGATCAGCCCCAAGGACGCAGAGCCCTCACGCCAGAGGAAAAGCGCGCACAACGTCAGCAGCGTAAATTCCGCCGCAAGGCAGCGATTGAGCACAAGGAGCGCGAACTCGCGTATTTGCGTGCGGAGAACGAGGAATTTAAGCGGCGGCTTTCAAACGTAGAAAAGCAGACCACGCAGTTTAATTTGTCTGCGGTGGATCAAAAGCTCAACGAGGCGCTCAACGAAGCCCAGATGGCTGAGCGGATCATGGCCAAGGCCATTGAGCAGGGGCAGGGTGAGGATGTTACCAAGGCGCTCCAGATTCGCGACTCGGCCATGGAGCGAGCGCGTCAGCTCAAGGCTGCGAAGGAGCAGGCAGAGCGCCCGCAACCGCAGAAGACCCAGAAAGACCCGCGCATAGCCGCGTACGCCAAGGAGTGGATTGACGCCAACAACTGGTACGACCCGTCCGGCAAGGACGAGGATTCGGCCATTGTGAAGGTCATCGACCAGCGACTGGCGGCGGAGGGGTATAACCCTGCGAGCGAGGATTACTGGATTGAGCTCGACAACCGGGTGGCCCGCAGGCTCCCCCACCGATACGGAGAGGAAGCTGTGGAAAAGCCAAAAACTGCCTCAAAACGCGGTGGTCCGCCGGTAGGGGGCAAGCGTGAATATGCGCCGCCGTCTACCCGAAAAGAGATTTATATCAGCCCTGAGCGCAAGCAGGCGCTCGTGGACGCAGGCGTCTGGGACAACCCGGAGTTGCGTCAACGCTACATTAAGCGTTATGCTGACTATGATCGTAACAATTCTTCTCGCTAAACAAGGGAGCGAGTTATGAGCGATGAAAGACTGAAGAAAGTTCTTGGCGAAGGTCGTGAGAGCCGCAGCGCGTATGATCGCGCAGCCACTGAGAGCCGCGAGCTGTCAGACGACGACCGGGTTGAGATGTTTCGTCAGCAGTTTATTCAGGCCGCGTTGCCTGATCTGCCGAAGATTCCGGGTTACCACACTTGCTGGTTGACCACGACGAACCCTAGAGATTCGATTCAGGCGCGAATTCGGCTTGGATATGAGCCGATTAAGCCCGAAGAGGTTCCCGGTTGGGAATACGCTTCGATTAAAACTGGCGAATGGATGGGGTTCATTGGGGTTAACGAGATGCTTGCGTTCAAGCTTCCGATGGCGCTGTACAAGAGGTACATGCAGGCGGTGCACTACGATGCCCCCAATCAGGAAGAAGAACGGCTGCTTGGTGCGACTGAGAGCATGCGTGAGCAGGCCGAGCGCGCTGGGTCAAGGTTGGTCGAAGGTGACGGCATGTCGGCAATTCGGGAATCTGCCAAGGTACGCGCACCTAACGAATGGGCGTAACTTGGTAACTTTTTTCTGAGGGTAACCAAATGTCTTCTACCAGCGCAGCTTTTGGCCTGCGTCCGGCTTTCCATCCAAGTGGGATCGTTCGACCCACCGCGATGACGATTGCCTCCGGATACGGTGCCAATATTCTTCAGTTCCAGCCCGTCCTTATTGCCGGCACCGGTGGTGTCATTGAGGCAGCGGGTGCCAGTGATCCTATCGTGGGTACGTTCATGGGTGTCGAATTCACCGACACTGATGGCCGTCGCCGCGTGAGCAACAAGTGGACGGCTTCTACGTCGGGCACTGACATCGTTGCCTACGTGACCACTGATCCGGCGATTGTGTACGAGATTCAATCGAACGCAACGCTGAGCATCTCGGACATCGGCTCCCAGATGGACTTTGGCAGCGTCACGGCAGGTAACACCACCGTCGGCCTCTCGCAGGCGATGTTGGACGTTGCTACCAAGACGACTTCCGGCAATGCTATTTGCCGCGTTGTAAACCTCGCCCCCGAAGTCAGCAATGCTTGGGGTGATGCTTACGTCATCGTTCAGGTCCAGATTAGCGAGCACCAGTTTGTCGCTAATAAGGCTGCATTTTAAGGAGGACTAGAACATGGCAGTCCCAATGCGTAGTACTGACTTTCGTTCCATTGTTGAGCCTATTCTTAACGAGGCTTTCGATGGCGTTTATGACCAGCGTGCTGACGAGTGGAAGCAAGTCTTCGTCCAGCAGCAGGGCATTCCCCGCAACTACCACGAAGAGCCGGTTCTGTACGGGTTCGGCGCTGCTCCGGAACTTCCGGACGGCACCCCGGTCACGTATCAGGCTGGTGGCGTGCTCTTCTTGCAGCGTTACGTCTACAAGGTCTACGGCCTTGCATTCGCGCTCACGAAGGTGCTCGTGGAAGATGGTGACCACATCCGTATCGGCCAGACCTACGCGAAGCATCTCGCGCAGTCGCTGATCGAGACGAAGGAAACCCTCTGCGCCAACGTCCTGAACCGTGCCTTTACGGCGGGTTACAACGGTGGCGACGGCACCACGCTTGTCGCGACCAACCACCCGCTCGCTGCTGGCACCTTCAGCAACCAGCTCACGACCCCGGCTGCGCTCTCGCAGACCTCGCTGGAGCAGCTCCTCATTCAGATCCGCAACGCTGTTGACAACAACGGCAAGCGCATCCGTTTGAACCCGGAGAAGCTCGTCGTGTCGCCGTCGAACGTGTTTCAAGCGGAAGTGCTCCTCAAGAGCGTCCTCCGTACCGGCACGGCTGACAACGACATCAACCCGGTGAAGTCGATGGGCCTCCTCGCTGGCGGTCAGGCTAACCTGTCGCGTTTGACCTCGACCACCGCTTGGTGGGTGAAGACGGACGCGCCGGAAGGCCTCAAGCTGATGATGCGTCGTGGCCTTGAGAAGAGCATGGAAGGTGACTTCGAAACCGACTCCACGCGCTTCAAGAGCACCGAGCGTTATGCGGTGGGCTGGACCGATCCTCGGACGGTCTATGGAACGCCGGGCGTTTGACGGGGATCAGTCCAAGGTGATAGGGTCAGGTTTTCTGGCTCTATCACTGAGGACAAAATGCCTGTTAAATGTCATGTCATAGATTGTTCGCGACCCGCTGTAACTAAAGGACTTTGCGATACACATCGTAAAAGACTTGAACGACACGGGCATCTTGACCAAACAAGGCCGGTAGACTGGGGTAGCCGTGAAAAGCATCCAGCCTACCGGTCTTGGTCAGGGCTTCTTAGATTTCATCGGTTGAACACTTGTTCTGAGTGGATCAACGACTTCTGGGCTTTTGCAAATAGCATCCCAGAAAAACCTAGTTCAGAAGCTAAAGCGCAAAGACCAGACCCTAGTAAGCCTTGGGGTCCTGACAATTTTTATTGGAAAGAACCAAGGTTTAGCACAGAGCACCGGAAAGAAAGAGCCGCATATATGCGTATGTGGTCTAAAACAAATAGATCTGCCAATCCGGATTACTTTAAAGACAAGGATTTAAAGAAAAATTACGGCGTCACCCTTGACTGGTACAACCAGCAGCATGCTAAGCAAAATGGCGTTTGCGCTATCTGTAGTCAGCCAGAAACAACTGTTATTCATGGCAAACAAGTTTCTCTAGCGGTAGACCATTGCCACAACACGGGAAAGGTTCGCGCCTTGCTTTGTACTTCCTGTAACCGCGCCATCGGCATGCTCAAGCACGACCGGGACCTGCTGAAAAAAGCCATTGCATATCTGGAAACTTACGTCTAGAGTTAGTCTAGGTATAGTTCTAGGCATTTCCAGCCCATCTGACCGGCCTAGCGGACGATGCACAGACGGATGGGCGACTCGTGCATGAGGTAATTTGCAATGGCTTCAACAACCTTTACGGGCCCGGTTAACTCCCTCAACGGATTTTCGGGCACTGTCCTTTCGGTGGCTTCGGCCACGATCACGAATCTCGCCGCTTCGACGCTGACGATTGGCACCACGAAGATGACTGGTGCTAACAGCGTTGTGTCGGGCACGGTTTCGGCTCAGCTTGGGTACATGCAGGTTCTGGTCGGTTCGACCACTGCCTACATCGGACTTTACAAGAGCCTGACGCTGTAATGACGAGGGGGGCTTCGGCCCCTCTTTTCTTGTGATTGTGAGGGAAAGCAACCATGCGTCCTATTAGTTTTACAAGATCACAACCGGCGGCAAGTGCGACTAGCGTAGCGGCGGCTCAGGTCCTTAACACGACTGCCGTTACGATTAACGGAACGCTGGCTTCTGGCGGTGTTGCAACGTACACCGTGTCGGCATATCCGACCGTTACGGCTGACTCCAACGCGAACGGCAAAACTTTTACGATTGTGGGCACACGCCCCGGTGGTGGTGATCAAACCTCCACTATTACTTTTGCCGCAGCTTCTGGCACCGTGACGGGTTCAATTGCATTTGCGACAATCACGGGCGTAACAGCCTCTGCTGCGACGAGCGCCACGATTAGCGTGGGCAATGCGATCACGGGTTACACCGACTGGATTCCGCTCGACATCTACACCCCAAATCAGGTGACCAACATTTCCGCTAAGACGAGCGGCACGGTCAACTATTCGGTGCAGTACACGAACGAAGATCCTTTTGACCGTTCGATCCAGCAGTTGGCGGTGCCGCATCCGAATGGGAGCTTGACCGCAGCCACGGGCGACGAGACGCAGTTTACGACTACGCTCATGCGTGCCGTGCGTCTGGTTATCAACTCGGGCAGCGGTTCGGTTCGCTTCACTTGCGTCCAGCAGTCCACGCAGTAAGCCATGGCTAACGTCAAGATCACTGATCTTTCTGCGGGGACTGCGCTGGGCGGGACGGAACTTTTTGAGTCTGTTCAAAGCTCAACGTCGGTCAAGCTTACGGCTGCGCAGATCAAGACGTTTACTAATGGCTCCGTAACTATTTCTGGCGGAACGATTAGTTCCGTCACAATTAGTAATTCAACGGGTAGTTTTAGCTCGTTGAACGTGACTGCGGGTGCGATTCCGCTGACGACAATTACGGGTATTAGTTATGCGCAGCTAACGTCTACCCGTGACCAGACTGCTGTGTCTGCTAACGTCGCGTATGCGGTGTCTTTTGATACGGCATCGTCTTGGAATTCTGGAATTACAACCGCTTCAAGTACAAACATTACGTTTGCGACCGCTGGCGTGTATTTGTGCTCCATGAATTTCCAGTTGAAAAACACCAACACTTCTAACCATACGGTTACGATTTGGTATCAAAAGAACGGTGTTAATGCCGCAAATAGTGGATCAACAATTAGCGTTCCAAAAGCAACCGATGGCGGCGTTACGGTGTTTGAGTTGACTTTCCAAGAGCAAGTTACGGCAGGTCAGTATTTGACGTTGTATTGGTCAACAGATAATACGGCTGTTTCTTTGGATTACACTGCTGCATCTGCGGGACCGCCTAACGTGCCTGCTATTCCATCCATCATTTTCACTGCTCACAGGGTTTTCTAATGAAAGTGCGCGGTGACTGGTCAGAGTGGCAGCAGTACGCCAAGGGCGGCGGGGCTTGGACTCGCGCTGAAGGCAAGGACCCCTCTGGCGGGCTCAATGAAAAGGGCCGCGCTTCGCTTCGCGCACAGGGGCAGAACATTAAACGTCCGGTGTCGTCTAAAGAAGCCAAGCGTAGCCCGAAGGCAGCGGCACGGCGTAAATCATTTTGTGCGCGGATGTCGGGGATGAAGAAGCGTCTTACGAGTGCAGAAACGGCTCGCGATCCCGATAGTCGTATTAACAAAGCTCTTCGCAAGTGGGATTGTTAACATGAAAAAGAAGTCCGCTGCTCGTAAACCGATGGCAAAAGCCATTAGCTGGCAAGACCGGCTGTGGATTAGATTGACTGTGCTCAAGGCGAAGCTGAACAGCTTCTGGTTTAATTTGAGAGGAAAATTCAATGGCCGTTAAGTACGTCAAAGACTTTTCGTTCCCGGCTTCGGGCGGCTTTCACGGCGATGTTCAGCGTTTCGCCAAGGGCGGTCATGTGACCAAGGTGCCTGCAAAGGCCAAGGCGTCCGCCAAGGATATGCCTGCTCGTGCGAAGCCGAATGCTCCGGCGAAGGGCGCTTCGAAGATGAAGTCGGAGCCCAAGATGGGTAAGGGGCAGGGTTACGCTGAAGGTGGCCGCGTTCCGGGCTACGACATGGATCGTTTGCCTGCCAAGAAGCCGCCGGGACGCACGATGGATTTGGCTCCGTCGAAGCCGGAAAAGGGCATGTATGAAGGCTACGCCAAGGGCGGCAAAGTCGCCAAGGTCATGCGCGAGTACAAGGAAGGCAAGCTGCATTCGGGCTCCAAGAAGGGTCCGCTTGTAAAGAACCGCGAGCAGGCGGTTGCAATTGCGCTGTCTGAGGCTCGCAAGGCCGGTGCCAAGATCCCGAAGAAGGCCGAGGGTGGCATTTTCACCGATGAGGCCATGGCCTATCAGTCAAAGGGCCCGAAGACTCGTTACACCCCGGCTAAGGGGCGTCGTGAAGCGCGTGAGCGTGCTATGGAGCGCCGTGCTCGCGAAGCCATGGAGCGTGCTGAGAAGTTTGCTCCGGGCATGAGTTTGGATATGCCGGATCGTCGCAGTAAGGGCGGTATGCCACGGCGGTAAGTGATAAAATAGATTTATCCGGTCATTAGGGTCTGCTCGGTGCAGTAGACCAAGGCGCAAGAGGGACCCTGATGGCAACTTCCGGTACAGTCTCGACAACGCAATTTACGACGAGGCAGGTCATTGACCATGCCTTCAGGCGCTGTCGTTTGGGTGCGCAGCAGATCACCTCTGAGATGATCAATGTTGCCAACGACCAGCTTTACCTGATCCTGTCTGACCTTGCGAACCGTGGCGTTCAGCTCTGGTGTATTGAGCGATTGGTGATGCCACTTTATGAGGGGCAGGGTGCGGTGACGCTGCCTCTGGGCACCGTTGATGTGCTCAATACCAATTTGCGCACGTTGCAGGAAGCGACGGGCACCACGGCTACGACATCGACGACTTATCAAAACTACAACGTAGACGGCTTGACGGTGACGACTGTGGGCGTTTTGTGGTCAGCCGCAGCCCAACCGTTTGTAGTTGAGATGTCCAACGATGGCATTACGTGGACGAACGTGCCGCTTTCTAGTTACGTCAGTAATCCTGATGCAGCCGCCGGTGAATGGACTTGGGTAGATACTGAAGTCCCCGAGTCTGCGGATTACTTTCGAGTACGGGTGACGAGCGGAACGCTTTCGTATTCTCAGGTTTTTTTCGGTAACACGCCAAATGAAATCCCGATTGCGCGATTGAACCGAGACGACTGGACGGCGCTACCTAACAAGTCTTTTGAGGGTCGCCCGTTGCAGTTTTGGTTTGACCGTCAGCGCGATCAGCCTGTGATGCGGCTTTGGCCAATTCCAAATGCGGCTGCGGAGACACAAACGATTGTGCTGTGGCGGCATCGTTACATTCAGGACGTTGGGACCATGACGCAGGAGCTTGACGTTCCTCAGCGTTGGTTCAATGCGATTGTAGCGTTGCTGGCAAGCAAACTTGCGGATGAGACTCCGGAGGTTGATGCGCAGTTGATGCCAATTTTGGAAGTCAAGGCTGAGAAGGCGCTGGCTCAAGCGGAGAACGAAGAGCGCGACAACTCGCCCATTTACTGGACTCCGAATCTTAATCCGTACACACGATGAGTTTGTTTCTTGACACTCGTGGTCAGCCTTATGCAGCGGTTGCAATTTGTGATCGTTGCAGTCGGAAATTTCCGTTGGCTGAGTTGATGCCGGATCGAAACTATCCGGGGCTACGAGTATGCCGAGAAGATTTGGATGATTTGGACCCGTATCGTTTGCCTGCGCGTCAGACAGAGCGAATTACTCTGCCGTTTGTGCGCCCGGACGTTCCGTTGTCTTCACAGCCGTATGGTGTAATTAGTGAAGACGGCAACACGTTTTTGGTTAACGAGCAAGATGACGATTACCTTGAGCCGGAGCAGCCCCTGTAATGGCCAACGTACCTAGTAATTTAATTCCAAGCAGAATCACGCAGCTTCCCGAAGCTCCGGTTGCGGACCCGGCTGGCTATTTCCCGATTGTTATTTCGGGCACGACCTATAAGGTCCAGTTCAGTCAGATTCAGGGCAACGTCGAGGTCCCGGCTTCGCGACAAATTATTGCGGGCACGGGGCTGACGGGCGGCGGAACGCTTTCGCAAAACATCACGATTGCAGTCGCCAACGGCGGGATCGGCAACGATCAGCTTGATACAACGGGCGTGGCTGCGGGATCGTATGGCACCGGTAGCGACATTCCTGTAGTTACAGTTAACTCCAAGGGCCGCGTCACGAGCGTTAGCACAACGCCGGTAGTTGTGAGCGGATATGTATCCGACACCATTCAGGTTGTAGCGGGTACAGGACTTGCGGGTGGCGGCACGCTGTCGCAAAACCGCACGCTGTCTATTGATTACGCGGCTACGACGCCATCTTCTTTGGGCACTGCGTCGGCAGGATCGGCAGCGACTCCTGCTCGGATAGATCACGTTCACCCAGCGCTTAATTTAAGCGATAGCACTCAAACGAGTGGCGTGTTGCCGATGGGCCGTGGTGGTACTGGCGCAAATTTGTCGCCGGTTGCGGGTGCGGTAGTCCTAACCAATGGCAGCAACTTTGAGCTGAGCAATGTCGGTAACGCGGGACAGGTATTTATCTCAAACGGTGCATCTGCTCCGGATTGGGGTAATGCTTCGTCTTTGACGGTTGATGCCGCAAGCAGATTGCTAGGTGGCGCTGCTAATCGGGTTGTTTATCAGTCTGCTACTAATCAAACCAGTTTTGTTATTGCGCCGAGCGTGTCAGATACCTTCCTTAAATGGAATGGAACGTCTTTTGAGTGGGCTGTTACTCCGGGCGCTGGCACGGTTACAAGCGTTGATGGATCTGGAGGCTCAACGGGCCTTACGCTAAGCGGTGGTCCTATTACGTTGGCTGGCACGCTAACGCTTGGTGGAACACTGGCAATTGGTGCAGGAGGCACGGGTCTTTCGGCTGCGGCAACTAATGGGCAGTTGCTGATTGGCAATGGAAATGGTTACACGCTCGCGACTCTTACAGCGGGCACGGCAATTTCTGTCACGAATGCGACTGGCAGCATTACGCTGGCCAATACGGCTCCGGATCAAACGGTTGTTATAACCGGCAGCACCGCTATTAGCATTGCTGGGACGTATCCAAGCTTTACGGTAACCAATACTGCTCCCGATCAGACCGTTGTTATAAGTGGCAGCACAGCCATTAGCATTTCGGGTACGTACCCAAGCTTTACGGTAACCAATACTGCTCCTGATCAAACGGTCACGGTAACGAGCGGCACTAACATCAGTGTCAGCGGCACGTATCCAAGCTTTACTGTTTCTTCGCCCAATACCGTTGTAGGCCCTGCCGGAGCCACGAGTGGCGCGATTGCGCTTTATGACGGCGGCACTGGCAAGTTGATCAAGAACTCGGCCATTACGATCAATGCGTCTGGCGTCATCAGCAACGTCAATACGCCTAATGCGGCAACCGACGCGGCTAACAAGCAATACGTAGACGATCTGGTTAGTTCCGGCATTCACATTCATACGCCGGTTGTGCTGGCAACTTCGCCGGGATCTTCGCGTACCGACACGTACAACAACGGTACGGCGGGTGTTAGCGCCACGCTGACTTCAGTGGCTAACGGCACGCTGGTCATCGACGGCACGGTCGCTTCTGCAACGATCCGCGTGCTGATCCAAGACTGCTCTAACCCGATTGGCAACGGCATATATGTCGTCACCAACGCGGGTAGCGCCAGTGCTCAGTACGTAATGACGCGATCTTCGGACGCGGATACGGCGGGTCAGCAGTCTACTCAGTCGCTTGACGACGGAAGCTACTTCTTCACGACCGGCGGTACGAGCAACAAGGGTGCCTCTTGGGTTAATACCAATACGGGCAACATTAGCTTTGGCTCGACGGCGATTACGTTCTCGCAGTTCAGCGCCTCGCAGGTGTACTCGGCGGGAAATGGACTTAGCCTGACTAATACGGTGTTCTCGCTTGAGACCCCGGTTAGCGTGCTAAATGGTGGCACGGGACGTTCTTCGGCTCCGACCAATGGTCAGTTGCTGATTGGTAATGGTGCGGGGTACACCCTTGCGGGGCTGACGGCAGGCACCGGAGTTTCGGTCACCAACGCCACTGGGTCGATTACGCTTGCGAATACCGCACCGGATCAAACGGTCATTATTACGGGTAGCGGAATTGTCAGCGTTACCGGCACTTATCCTAGCTTTACGGTAGGGGCGGTCGAAACATATAGCGGTACGGTCACCAGCGTTGATGGTTCCAGCACAGTCAGCGGATTCACGCTTTCTGGCGGACCCATTACGTCTTCGGGAAGATTGACTCTTGCCGGAACACTTGGGATTAGCTCGGGTGGTACCGGACTTAGTGGGACCCCCACAAACGGACAACTGTTAATCGGTAACGGGTCTGGATATACCCTTGCCACTCTGACGCAAGGATCTGGCGTGACGATTACCTCTGGAACCGGTAGCATTACAATTGCTGCCACAGGTGGTGGCGGGGGTAGTAACGCATACGCTTGGTTCATTGCGGCTTAGGAGCGACTTAAATGTCAATGTTTATTCTTAACGCAACGACCAAGAGTATTGTTGCCACGATGTCTGGGGCGGCGGCAACGACCAACCCTGACTTTACGGCGGCTTGGGCGGATAACGACGGAACCACCTTTACCGAAGGATCTTCGGACGGCGCGCTTAATGGCACGAGTCAGGTCACGGTAGTTGCCGCTCCGGCGGCTAGCACCCGTCGCACCATCAAGTCTATTACTATTGAGAATCGCGACACGGCAGCGGTCACGGTCACGCTGAGTTACAACAACAATAGTACTTTAAGAACTATTGCGGTTGTGACCCTTGCGGTGGGTGATACGTGGACGTTAAACGGGACGTTTGATACCGCCGGGGCGCTCAAACAGACCCTTGGCACGGTTAACCTTGCCACTCAAGTAACGGGCACATTGCCGGTTGCAAACGGCGGTACGGGGTCTGGCACAGCAGCCGGTGCTCGGACAAACTTGGGTCTTGGTACAATGGCTGTACAGGACGCTAGCAGCGTTGTCATTACTGGCGGGTCGATTGGAAGCAGCGTTCTGGTGAACCTGACCAATTCCACCGGAAACATTAGCGGAGGCACCTACTAATGCCCACGATTCTTTTGAAGAAAAGCGATACAGCTAGCTCGGTTCCAACAACGAGCCAGTTGACCAATCTAGCGGGCGGTGCAGAGGTTGCCGTCAATACTGCTGACCGACGCATGTACACCATGACTTCGGCCAGTGCGGTTGTGGAACTGGGAAACAACCCCACCAGTTTGAATATCACCACCGGAAACTTGGCGTTCACCGGCACCGCCCAGCGCATCACGGGCGATATGTCCAATGCGACGGTCAGTAACCGGCTCGCATTTCAAACTAGCACGACGAATGGAAGCACAACCCTAAACATAATTCCCAACGGGACTGGAACGGCATCGCAATTCGTTGCCCACATGGGTTCTGATCCGGCAAACACATCAAGAGCCGGAATAAATATAAATAGTACGCAAAGTGCTGCGTTGGTGTTTTCTGACATCACCGGCACCGGCACCTACCTGCCGATGACCTTCTATACCGGCGGCAGCGAAGCCGCTCGGATCACCACAACGCGCAATCTTCTCGTCGGCACTACGACGGACATTTCAGGCCGTAGCGGTGTTATTTCGGATGCGATTGGTAACGTCCGCGACATCCCATCAGCCGGTGCAGCCAAGACTTCAACTTACACGCTGGCGATTACCGATATTGGCGAGTTTGTGACGTTGGGCACTAGCGGTGCGATTGATGTGCCAAATGGTGTATTTTCTGCGGGTAACGCGGTTTCGATTTATAACAACACCACGGGCAACACCACGATCAGCCTGACCATCACGACCGCTTATATTGCAGGTACAAATACAGATAAGGCTTCGGTTACACTTGCCACTCGCGGAGTAGCTACGATTTTGTTTATTTCCAACTCGGTTTGCGTACTTACGGGCAACGTGAGTTAAGTCATGTCAGGAATAATGATGCTCCTGCTCGGTCGATCTGTGACCGGCGGGTTCACCGAATACAAAATCTTCACCGCATCCGGTAACTGGACTGCGCCCTCTGGCGTGACCGAGGTTGAGTACCTTGTCGTCGCTGGCGGTGGTGGTGGTGGTTGTGATTTGGCTGGTGGCGGCGGTGCCGGTGGGTTTCGTACTGGTACGGGGTTTTCTGTAACCGCAGGAACTGATTACACCATTACGGTTGGCGCTGGAGGCGCACAAAAAACCACAAGCGGAAACGGAAACGCTGGCAACAATTCTGTATTTAGCACTATCACAGCCGCAGGCGGTGGGTATGGTGGGCGATACATAACTGACGGTGGCTCTGGCGGTTCTGGCGGTGGCGCAGGCGGTGACAATACTGGTTCAACGCCAAAAACGGGCGGCGCAGGAAACACGCCTAGCGTTTCGCCGTCACAAGGCAATAACGGCGGTAATAGTGGCGCTGGAAATCCAACTGGCGGCGGCGGCGGTGGTGGAGCATCTGCTGTCGGTGGAAATTCAAATACAAGTAACGCTGGAAATGGCGGCAACGGCACGGCCTCTACTATTTCCGGCAGTTCCGTAACTTATGCCGGTGGCGGCGGTGGCGGTGGATTTACGCCAAATGGATTAGCCGCTGGTTCTGGCGGCACAGGCGGCGGTGGTGCGGGATCAGCGCCGTCAGGTTCTGCTGCTACTGCGGGAACCGCAAACACAGGCGGCGGCGGCGGCGGTGGCGCTGGAGCATCAGGAGCAGGCGGCGCAGGCGGCTCTGGCATTGTCATCCTCAAGTACACCGTACCCGTACAGTCTGTCGTAGCCACGTTTACCTCTACCGGCACATGGACTGCGCCCAGCGGCGTCAGCGAGGTTGAGTATCTCGTCGTTGCGGGTGGTGGTGGCGGCGCTACAAACGTAGGCGGTGGTGGCGGTGCGGGTGGATTCCGCACAGGTACTGGATTATCTGTCACAGCAGGAACCGATTACACGGTTACAGTTGGCGCTGGCGGCAACGCAGGATCAGCAGGCAACAACTCCGTATTTAGTTCAATTACGTCTGCTGGTGGCGGTAATGGCGGCGCGTATCAAAACGCCGGGGCAAATGGAGGCTCTGGTGGCGGCGGTGGCTCAAACAATGCCCCCGGCGCTTCTCAACCGGGCGGTACTGGAAACACGCCTTCAGTTAGCCCGTCACAAGGAAATAACGGCGGCGCAGGAAATGTTGGGACTCCTGCTGGCCCTGCGAATAACGGCGCTGGTGGTGGCGGCGGCGCATCTGCCGCTGGCACAAGTTCAACAGCGTTAACCAATGCAAGCGGCGGCGCTGGTGGAAATGGAACCGCATCTAGCATTAGCGGTGGTTCGGTTACTTACGCTGGAGGCGGCGGCGGGGGTGGCGCTGTTTCGCCTGCTGCTTCTGGCGGCACGGGCGGTGGTGGCCAAGGTGGCGTTGGTCAAAGCGGCCAAGATAACGCAACGGCAGGCACTGCTAACACGGGCGGCGGCGGCGGCGGCGGTTGTTCTCAAAGTGGCCCCGGCAAAGCAGGCGGCTCAGGCATCGTCATTCTCAAATACAACATCGGCTCTGCCTCAATCTTCACCTTCAAGTCCACGCAGAAGTGGACTGCACCGGCTGGTGCGGTCAGCGTTGACTACCTCGTTGTAGCGGGTGGTGGTGGAGGTGGTGGAACGTATGCCGGAGGTGGCGGCGCGGGTGGTTTCCGCACAGGCACAGGACTGGCAATCACCGCAGGCACGGACTATACCGTTACGGTTGGTGCCGGTGGCTCTGGCGGGGTAGGCGGGTCATCTGGTGCAAACACAAACGGAGCCAAAGGCAACGATTCGGTATTTAGCACCATTACTTCAACCGGCGGTGGATTTGGCGCAAGAGGCGATACACCGGGCGCTGCACAAAATGGTGGCGCAGGCGGCTCTGGTGGCGGCGGGGGCGGTTCTGGGTCATTAGCCGGAACAGGCGGAACTGGAAATACGCCAAGTGTTTCGCCGTCTCAAGGCTCAAATGGTGGAAGTAGCGTTGCATCTCCTGCTATTGGAGCGGCAGGTGGTGGCGGTGGCGCTAGTGCGGCAGGAGCAAATAGCACCTCAACCGTTGCAGGAAATGGCGGTGCCGGAACTGCATCAACCATTTCTGGCTCTAGCGTTACTTACGCTGGTGGCGGTGGTGGCGGTATTTTGTCTGGCGGCACATCTGCTGGCACGGGCGGCTCTGGCGGCGGTGGCTCTGGCGGAAAAGGCGCGGCAGGAACTGCTGGTACCGCTAATACAGGCGGCGGCGGTGGTGGTGGCGGCGCGCAGGCAAGTGGCACAGGAGATGGCGGCGCAGGCGGCTCTGGTATCGTAATTCTCAAGGTCAACTTCACATGAAAACTTACCAACTGATGGGCATTGATACGGCGATGCACTTGTTGCGTCCCGGTGCGAAGTGGGAGATCAGCAACCGCGAGATCACGCGGTGGGAAGACCCGCGACCGAAACCGTCGTGGGACGAGATCATGTTCACGATTGAAAAGATCAAAGAACTTGAGGACGCGGTGCCGACGATCCTGTTGCCCGAGCAGGCAAAAGCGTTTGAGGAATACGTCAGCCAGATTGAAAAGGCGGTCGCGTGAACCTCTATTCCATATTCCCGACAGCGGTTGCCAAGTTTGAACTCGGACGGGACTACACCGCTGAGGAAAGCGCCTTTGTGGACTCGCAAGAGACGCACAAGAACCAAGGCAACACGACGAGCAACGACCGTTATGTGTTGCGCCACGACACGATGGCAAACCTCAAGGCGTTCGTAGAAGCCAGCGTGGGCGAGTACCTGCGCTCGATCTACTCACCGAAGAACGAGGTCGGCCTACGCGTCACGCAGTCGTGGCTGAATTACTGCAAGCCCGGCGAGTGGCACCACAAGCACGCGCACCCGAACTCGTTTATCTCGGGCGTCCTTTACATGAAGGCCGCACGGGAGCGCGACAAGATTTACTTCTACCGCGACGGCTATCAGCAGATCAAACTGCC